CATTGCCCCGACGCCAGCAGGATCGGCGGCAAACATCTTGAGAAGATTAGTAATCTCCTCGGTGATCTTACCGCTGGGAACGAACCCACCATCGGGATTGATTCGCCCGAAGAAGATGTTTGCACCGAACGGACCACCATCGGTGATCATCACCGAACCGTTGTACTTGGACCGCTCCCCAGCCAGACCCAACACCACCTTCTGGCCACTCTCCGTCGTGAGGCGGATCTTCGGGTACTTGAGCTTCGCGGATGCCGTCTTGATGAGGGAGATAATCCCCGCCACCTCCAGCATCTCGGTGGGCTCCGGGGCAGGGCGCACCGCCTTGTTCGTGAGAGTGACCACCCAGTACATCTGCTTGTCAGTCAGCCCACGCTTCCGGCCTTGAATAATCAGGTCATTGGCAAACTGCTTGTCACGAGGCCCGAGGTTAGGAAGAACCGCTTCGAGGTTGTCGATGATCTGCATTGCTTTCTCCCGCTGAAGTGTTTGCTGCGGTGGACACTGCTAACCTAGCACATCCCGGGAAAACCGCAACCCCCCTTGACAACCATCGGGCCACGGGTTATGCGCGGGCGGGCCGTGATAAAATGCGTTGTGGGCAACACTAGGGTAGTATTTTATCACACTTCTGGGAACCGGTTTCCCGGCCCCCGTTATCGATTAGTGTAGCACGTACGCCGTGGGCTCCGTCTTGTCCCAGCACTTGGTGCAGTTATTCTCCGCACACTTGTGGGAGTTACCGGGTATCGTGGCGGGGCAAGCATTGTGCTTCGGGAAAGTCTCTAGTATCGGCAGACCACGGATGACTGTCGTGCCAGCAGCGAACCCGGGAATCTCGGGCGCAGCTTCGTCAAGCGCCAGCGCGGACGGGCGCAGGGAAACGTTTGGGAGGTTTCCAAACTCTTGAAGAGTATCTAGCATAGAGGGGATAACCCAGCTACGGGTAGGGAACCAAAACCGAACGTCGGGGAGCGCTTGGGCAATCTTGATCCATGCCCGCACATAAGCCACCGCGAAAAAGTCCCCGGAGTCGTGGCCCCGGAAAAGCGGAACCTTAGCGGCCCGCACACTTTCCCGGATCATGTCCACCATAGCGGCAATGAATTCTGCCCCGTTGTCGTGAGCCAGCGTTTCGATAATCCACCCGAAGCGCGCAAGCTGCGCCTTTTCCGTGCTAGGCATATTGTAGAATCCTGCCGTAGCGTAGCACTCGTGGCAAACGGCATTCTCGCCGGCCCGTTTCATGGACACCTTGGCCCCGGGGCAGGTAGTAACCGCCGGGAGGCTCCACGAATAGCAGGGCATCTTGGACGGCGTGGAAAGGGAAATGGTTTCCCCATTGGACATCGTGCGGGCAATACGGGGGAAGCGCTTCGCGGCGGCGGTGCGGGGCATCTTGGCTCCGTGCATTGGGGAGGGTACATCGGGGAACGCCACTAACCTAGCATCTTGGGAAATCTTTGGCAACCCCCTTGACAAGGACTGGACACCGTGTTATGCGGGCGCCAACGGTGATAAAATACATGTTATGTATGTAATATAGGCATTTTATCACCAAAAGGGAAGCCCCCGGCGAAGTGCCGGGGGCGTTCCTTGGATTAGAACGGCAGGTCGTCGTTCAATTCCTCGACCTGAATTTTCAGGTCGAAGTCATCGAACCCGTTGTGGTATCCGGCCACCGGCTGCTGGGCGTCGGGGTCGTTGAAATCCCTGTCTTCGGGATGCGGCCCCGGCTCCCCGGTGTAGTAGGGGTTCCGCTCCCACGTGTCGTAGGAGGTGAGGATCCATTCCCGGTCGGGGTTCTCCCGCCCGACGTTCCACGCATACTCCCGCATGGCCTCGGCGGGGGTGGCGGGGTGGTCGTTCTCTCGTTCCCACGCCATCTGGTTGTACTCCTTCTCCTCCCAGTCGAGGTCGTCGTGGTCACCCCACCCCTCCATTGCTTCCTCCCACCCGTCGAGGTCGATGTTTTCCCGGTCGTCGTAGTAGTCGCTCATTGTGGATCTCCTGTTGCGGTGGCGGCGGGCTGCGGAGTGCAACCCACGCGCAATGTGCAACGGGCGGGAAGCCTTTACAAGAGGGAGTTTAGAAATTGTTACACAACTGTTACACTCGGGGTCGCGTGATAAAACATAGGTCGCCCGTGCATTTTATCACGCCCCGTGAAAAGGGGGAGAGGGCCGAAGCCCCCTCCCCCACCCGATCAGAGAAACTTGGAGATTGCCTTGAACGTGGAGGCAGAGACCATCTCCTCGTCAGTCATCTTGAGGATGCGGATGGCGTTCTCCACTTCGTTGATGTCGTCATCGATACGGTATCTATGATCGACAGGCTCCGGGCGCTTGGCGATGAGGTCGGCGGGAATCATGAATCGCGCCGTCACGGATTCGGTGCTGCGGGCGTGGCCTACGGTATCCTTGTGAGCCATCTTCCACGAGGACACATCCAGCGAAGCGATCACCATCTTGTCCCACTTCTCCAACTCCTTGGTGTACTTCTCGTACAGAGCGGGGTACGCCTTCATCTCCTTCAGCTTCTTCTCCAGAGCAGCGATCACCTTCTTGGTTTGCACCTTCACGGTAATTCCAGCCATCGCGTTCTCCGGTAGAGGTGGTGCCCCCCGGCGGATGCCGGGGGGCGGTACTGCTATCTTGTCACGCCAGTTCCAGCACGTTCCCGTTCACCGCCGCCCGCGAGACGTTGGTCAACGTAAACATACGATACCGCCCGGAGGGAAGCAACTTCTCAATCCGGCGCTTGGCGATAGTCTTCGGTGCAGACTTGACCGGCTTCCGAGGAGTTCCCTCCTGAATCACGATCTTATGATTCAGCAGCCCCGACACATACAGCGCACCCGTTTCGTTGTGCATCCTGACACCGGGGAACCCGTCCACATTGGTATAGGTGTCCTTGTTGGTGTATGCGGAGTTATTCCCGATCCCCTTGGTGAGAGATTCGTTCCGGCTGTTCAGGAGTTCCTGTGCGGCCTGAATCACATGGGGCCGCGCCCCAATCTTCTGGAGCAGGGGGAGGATGCGGTTCAACTTCACGATGTCCTTCGCGTACAGCGTCTCCGTCGTGGCCCCAAGGATAAGGTGATACTTGGCGACCTCCCCCGTCTCCTTGGTGGTGTAGGTGAAGCTGGCGAAGTGTGCGCTTATGCGCCGTGCGAGTGCTTCGAGTAGCTGGTGAATCATGGGTTATACTCTCCGTTAGAGTGTGAGCCCCAAGAATAGCGTGGGGCAACCCCGGTGTCAACCCCCCACTTTTGCGTGATAAAATGTTCTTGTATATGGAACGCCGTGCATTTTATCACGCCCGGAGGGCGAGAAAAACCGCCGCCCCCCGGAGGGGGCGGCGTCTTCTCCTCTTACTGTTCCTCGCTGGACTCCTTAGCGAACGTGACCCCTAGGATGTGGTCGGCTGCTTTCTGCGCGGCGGATGCGGCGTCGAGAATCAGGCGGGGCTCCTTGCCCAACCGCGTTGCCCAATGCTGGACGTAGGCGGTGCTGTTGTCCTGCACCGCGTCGAGGATTCCGCACTCAGCCGACAGGAACGCCGCCGTCATTTCGGCAATCAATTCCTCGCGGCTGTAGGGGTCGGTGCCGAACGTGCCGTCGAGCTTCCGGTCGAGTCTCGTGGCGTGTCCCGTGCTGTGCGCCATCTCGTGAAACATCGTGGAGTAGTAGCTTTCGGCGTTCACAAACTGAGCCAGCAGGGGCATCGTGATCTCGTCTCGTGAGGGCGTGTAGAACGCCATGTCGGACGATTGCACGGTAATCTTGGGGGGATTCTTCATACCCCGCACCACCGATTCCGCCGCCGCAATGGGCTCCTTAGCCTTGACCTCCTCCACCTTGACGTTGCAGCCGTTCGTCTGAGCGAGGTTCCACACGTTGTACCAGCGAAGCATGGGGATGGTCTTCTTCTCCCCGGTGGCCTTGTCGGCAACCTCCTTGAAATTCCAGAACATGATCGGGGTGGCCTTTTCCCCCGTGTTGATGCGCCCCCCAAGGGCGTTGCAGCCCTTGAACGTCACCCATTGGCCGGTGGGGTAGCTCTTGATCTGCTGCAACATCCCCAAGAACAGGGCGTTGCTGCCACGGTACGGCTTCTTCGACTGGGCATTGTGGGGACGCCCCAGCATCCCCCCGGACCACGGCTTGCGCCACGGGATGACGCCGCCGTTGAGGGCGTCGATGAATCGCTGCGCGATAGTGTCGCGAATGTCCTGTTGCATTGTTCCCCCTGTCGGGTGGTGAGGTGTTGCGGTGAACGGCTGTATAATGCCCCCGGCGACCGCCGCCGCAACAGGGGGAAACCGCCGCCGTTACATTCCCGTTACAATGTCACGGGTTTGTAACAGTCTCGTGGGGGCACTTGACAAACGGCGGCTACCGTGTTACACGCGGGTGCGGTGATAAAATGCCACGGGCGATGATAAAATAACATAGGCGGTTGTTTCTTGAGGAGCATTTTATCACGGTTGTGGACACAAAAAAACTGGGGGAGCGGTTTCTCGCTCCCCCAGTCTCTTGCGTTAGCTGTGGGTGTATCCGTCCTTCTCCACACCCAACCACAGCCCGCTGGTGGCCTGTACCATCACGGCACCGCTCCCGTCGAAGATCGGATGCACCTTCATCGTTCCCCCCTTCACCGATTCGGGGAACCGCTCCCCGACGTTTTCCAACGCCTTGCGCTGCTGCGGGGTCAGGGTCACGACGGGATCACCGCTGGCGTTCCAAACGATTTTCATGAGTGCTTCTCCTGTTGGGGACAGTACCGGGGGGAGGGAATCTCCCCCCGGTGTTCACGGTCACGGCTTCTCGTTCGTTTCCTTGCCGGTGATTTCCAGCATCCGGTGGTTATACAGCGCGGTCAGGTCGGCGTAGGCTTCCTGAAGGCCCCGGCGACTCTGGACATACCGGCGACCCGTCAGGGTGGTTGCGGCTTCTCGCATCGCGGGCGGCGTGTACATCCGGCTGGCCTTGATTCCGTGGTCAAGGTACATACGCAAGGCGCTGGCGATGACCTTGATCCGGTACGCTTCAATCTGCTGCGGCGTGGTGAACGCTTTCATGCTGTCCCCGTGTTAGGAGGGTGTCGGATAGGGGCCGGAGTGCCCCGCCCGACGTTTCCAACCTAGCACTATTCGACCCGGAACGCAATAGTCACTTTTGGGTGATAAAATGCCATAGGTGATAAAATGCTGAAGGGCAGCATGAAATTTTATCATCATTTATGGCACAAAAAACTGCGGGGTGCCGGTAGAGTTCACGGCACCCCGCAGCTTCCTGTCACCCGTACAGGTCGCCGCCGTTCTCCAAGATGGTGGCGCACCCGTTGCAGTAGGCGTAGTGCGGCTGGATCCGCACCACCTTGCCGCACCCCGCGCACTTTTTGCGGACGTTCGTGCGCTGCGTCTTGCGGTAGAACGCCCGCACCTCCGGGTCGTCGCCGCCGTGCCACTCGCCAAAGTTATCGTCGTACATTGCCCAACCCTCCGGTTTCGGTTCCGGCGTTTCCGGGGTGGATCCGCCTACGGCGGAATATACGGCCAGATCAAGGGGGAAACCATAGGCGTTGCACAATTGTTACACAATCGTTACAATCACCAATCGGTGATAAAATAACCTAGATGGCGCATTTTATCACAACTTCTCCGGGGCCGGTTTCCCAGCCCCGGAGGGTCGTATCACTCTTCCGTGAAATCTTCGATTGCTTCGTCCAGAGTCTCGAACGGACCAAACCATGCCGAATCCGGGAGGCAACCCGGGAGGCAGTAGCACCAGCACCAGCCACCTTCCAGCCCCATCTCGCGCACAATCGCGTCCAGCATCAGGTCACGCACTCGCGAGTTCATGCTGGCCAGACGGAACTCCGGGAGCTTCATGAACTCGTGAATCTCATCTTCCAGCCCTGCGGCCAATTCCGTCGCCGTCAATTGCGCGACCATGACGTTGGGGAGCTTGTGCGGATCCAACTCATCCGCCTTGCGCGAGTGATACATGGCCATTAGTCCAACCCTCCGGGTTTGGTTTGGAAGCCCCGAATCGTTCGGGGCTTCGCCCCGAAGATAGGTGGGCGCAAGCCCAAAATCAAGCACGGCGACACGCTTGTTACACAATCGTTACAATCACCAATCGGTGATAAAATGCATGTACTGGGGCATTTTATCACCGCTGGAGGGGGCAAAAAAAAACTCCCGCCGATCTTCCGGCGGGAGCTTCTTTCGCTAGACGGCTTTCTGTGCTTCGTTCGCCAGTTCCGCGATGACGTAGCTATCGAACGAACGGGGAACGCTGTGGTCCACCAAATCTCGTGAAGCCCACTCAAACTCGAACCAGTAGGAACGGGCAGAGGGGAGTCTGACTCCCTTGAAGCCCCGGAAGAAACTGTCCACGAATACTGCCGGGACAGTCACCCGGACGATAGAGCCTTTCGACTCCACCCGGAACGGGTGCCCGTTGAAACTCACCTTCGTTCGCATTATGCGCTCCTCAGTTATGGTGCCGTCGCGCCCCGGATGGGCTTGACGAATGTATTATAGCACATTCCGGGCAATATGCAAGTATTTTTTTTCTGGTGATAAAATGCATTGGCGCTATATAGGCGGGGGCATTTTATCACCGTTGGAGGGCGCAAAAAGCCCCCAGCTTTCGCTGGGGGCCTCTTGCTTCAGGAGTCGAGTGCGCTCTTCACGATTGCCCGGATGCGCTTCTGGTCCTTGCTGTGCGTGACATCCACCCACACGCCGTTCACTTCCGCCTTCGCGATGTCGTGCGAGTAGATGCTACCCAGTTCCGTGAAGATGCCTTCCACTTCCGCCAAACGGATGTTCCCCCGCTTGTTGTCCTTGAGGGTGGCGTACCACCCGTTCCGTAGGCGGATGCGGGTACCGCTCTTGAGGTCATTCGTGAGCATGGTGGCTCCGTGTAGCTGGTGGCAGCGAGTCCGGGATGGCTTCGCTGTGCCAACAACGTAACACCTCCGGGGCTGAAATGCAAGCACTTTTTTTCGGTGATAAAATAATAGTACAGGGTATGCCGCAGCGCATTTTATCACCAATTATGCCCACGAGAGAGCCCCGCCTCCCATATGGGAGACGGGGCCGGGGTGGTAACCCGCTCGAATGCTGTTGCGTCACGAGCCATTCCCGGGAGCAGCCCCCCGGCATCTCACCGGGGGGCTTCCCACTCGTCACTCTTCGGTTCGGATGAACCATTCCGACATCACATGCGCCTCTTCCTCGCCATCGGGGGAGCGGATGAGGCCGTACTCCAGCACCTCGTTCTTGAACAGCACCAGCGTGAGGACCGGCTCCTCCGGGAGATGAAGCCCCATCTCCCGGAACACTTCCGCCGACTTGGTGCGCTTGCCATCCGCCAGCACCGCCACCAGCCCCTTGGCCACGATAGCCTTAGCCATCTCATAGCGGTACAGGCCACTACGGGTCACCGCCTCGACTCGTAACATGACAGCCTCCTAGGCTGTTCAGGTTCGCCGGGGCACCGGAGTGTGCCGCCGACACCAATATGATTACCTTTCAGCCCCCAAAAGTCAAGCACTTTTTTTCCGTGATAAAACAGCCCCTCTACTGGGGTGGGTGGGCATTTTATCATGCGTGACCGATCCGCTAGGAAAAAATTGCCGGGGGGCTAGGAACCTTCTGCCTAGCCCCCCGGAATCATTTACCGCCTAGTTCATGAACAGGGCGTTCAGGTCGTTCAGGGCTGCCTCCAGCCCCTTCCGGCTGCGGGGGTACGTCTTGCCGGTGTACTGGGAAGCAACCGCCCGCATGTTCGCCGGGGTGTAGGCGCGGTTCGCCTTCATGCCGGTCTTCAGGTACAGCTTGATGGCAGACATGATCACACGAAGCCGAAAGGCTTCGATCTGCCCGGGGGTGGTTAACACTCGCTCCATGCTCGCTCCAGTAGGAGAGTGCGTCCGCATTGCCGAAGTGCATTGCGAACACCCACAATATGGCTAATGTTAGACTGGGAGTCAAGCATTTTTTTTGGGTGATAAAACAGCCCTGCGTTTGGTGTACATGCGCATTTTATCACAGAAAAGCGAGCCCCCCGGCGCGAGGCCGGGGGGCGTCCCCTCATAACTGGACGTTGTGGTAGTCGTCGTACTCGGCGTTGTCGTCGTCGTCCCCCTCGTCGTCGGACCCGAACATCGCCGTCCACTCGGCGGGGGTGATGCCGGTCTTGATGAACTCCCGCTGCTCGGCGTTGAGCATCGGGAACGCCTTCTGAATCAGGGTACCGGCCTTCCACGCCGCCTCACAGGCGTCGAACTCGTCCTGCGTGAGGGGGACGAACATGGCATTCATCTTGCCAGACATCTGGCTCCTGCGAGTCACCTTGAGCATTGTCCTGTCTCCTGAGAGAGGGTGTCGTGCCGCGCCGGGTTGCGCTGCCGACAGGAACCAATATACACTACTTTCCCCCCGGCGCAAGTGCGGATTTTCCGGTGATAAAATAGCACCCGGGCACCCCTATAGAGTTATTTTATCACAGAAAAGCGAGCCCCCCGGCGCGAGGCCGAGGGGCTGGTACTGCGGGGTGGCTAGAGCCACCCCTGTTCCGCAAAGCTAGTGTAGCGGGCCGCACCGATGATGATGTGGTCGTGGACAGCGATGTCCAACAGCCGCCCCGCTGCCACCAACTGCGCCGTAATGTTCCTATCCTCGGCGCTGGGGGTGGGATCCCCGCTGGGGTGATTGTGGGCGATGATGAGTGCAGCGGCATTGAGTGCGATGGCCATCCGGAAAACTTCCCGGGGATGCACCAGCGATGAGTCAAGCAACCCACGGGTAACCTCAACCCGGGCGATGCACCGATGCTGCGCGTTCAAGATGGCCACGCAGAAAACTTCGGAGTCCTCGTTTTCCAGATCGGAAAACAGCGCGGCAGCTTCCCTCGGCGTACGCACCGGGGCGAGTACCGGCGGGGCGTTGTACTCGGGGCGGGGCGTACGCACCAGCCGCAGCCACGGGGCGTGGCCAGTCACACGGGGCGTCACTAACGACATCCGGGGCGTTTCCATGCGGGTTCCCTCTGTTCGGGGTTGTCAGCCGCGCCGGGTTGCGCTGCCGACACCCCAAGTATTACCCTCCAACCCCCAAAAGTCAAGCACTTTTTTTCGGTGATAAAACAGCCCCCCGGGGGTAGGGGATGGGCATTTTATCACAGAGAGGGCTCCCCCGCCGAAGCGGGGGAGCGATCCGTGGGCTATCGGCGGCGAGCCTCCTCCTCCATGATCCGCAGCCGACGCGCAAACTCCTGCTGCACCGCAGGAATCCGATCCCCATGAATCGTACGCTGCGCCTGAGTGGTGATGCGAAGCTGCTCTGCACGAGCTTGCATGGGCGCGTTCCCGACGCGCACCCGATCCGGTAAGACAGTCCAGTCCACGGTAACCTCCAAGAGGGGGGGGGTGCCCCCCGGCGGGGTGCCGGGGGGCGGTTGTTGCTAGTCGATGTCGATCTTCAATTCACCATCGGTGCTGATCCAGAAGTGCCCCAGCGTCACCTCATGTTCGTCGCTGGTGCGGCAGTTGTGCAGGGTGACGTTCCGAGTCTGGTCAATGGTCCGCAGGAAGTCGATCAACTCCCCGACAGTCAGGTGGTGCGATCCGCGAAACTGACGCACCATTTCCCCGCAGCACTCCGCTTCCTCGTTGAATTCGTATGGCATCCCTTCAACGTTTTCGCTCACCTTCCCACGGATTCGTAACATTCGCACGTTCCTCCAAGAGGGGGGGGGGGTGCCCCCCGGCGGGGTGCCGGGGGGCGGGGGGTGCTTATCGAGCCACCCGGTTGATGTAGCTCACCTCACCACCGAACATCCCGACGAACACCCGGTACCCGTCCACCGTGGCGACCCACGTGGTGTTGGGGCGGCCCGAGTTGCTCACGCTGCTGCTGTCCAACTTCCAGTTGGCCCCGGGGATGACCTGCTCCACCACCAGCCGGTCCTGCGCCACCAGCAGGTCCATCGCGGCCATCGTCACGCTCTGCGACATTGTGCGTCCCTCTGTTCGAGTCTGTCGGGTGGGGCGGGCTTGCCCTGCCGACGACCCCAAGTTTACCTTTCGACCGCCGAATGTCAAGGCCCGGAAGGTTTCTTGGAACTGGAAAGTTTTTTGCCGGCGACCACCCTAGGGTGGCTCACGAACATCACGCTAATATTTTTTTGCCTATAGAACTTTTCTTATACAATAATTATGCGTCCCCCAACATGCGCCCCCAATACTGCGCCCCCCAAGTTACGTCCTTGTTCTAGGAATATCAAAAAATTATCGACCCCTCGGCATGTTGAAAAAAAATTCTAAAAAAATTTTTGGGTATGGGAAGACTATTTATACAAAACTTCTACTTAACTTGATTTTATGACATCATTAGCTACGTTGATATTTGAAGATGACATTAGTGTATCGCAAGGTGCGAAAAAAGCAAAAGAAATGGGGCTGGAGAAAAAGCCCGGTATTGGGTTATATGGACCGCCTGATAGTGATGTAGCAACCCATAGAATCAAGAACGGCCAATTAATTCCAATTCTTCGAAAGAAAAAAAAGAAAGATACGGCGGGTGGCGGCAGCGATGTATCTGGTGCAACTGGAGGTGGTGATGGGGAAGTAAAAGGGGAAAAAAAGAAAAAGGAAGATGATGGTACTGTTGCGGGATTGTTTGCACAATTACAACAACAAATTATCGATAGATTAGCTACGCCTATTCCTACAACATCAACTGAAGGTGGCGAGGAAGGCATGACGCTTATGGATGTAGTTGACCAACTGCAATCGGATATCATTGAAAGGCTTGCAACGCCGCGCCCGGGTGATTTGGTTCCATCACCGGAAAGCAGTGAAGAAGAACCCGCCGATACAAACGACACTGATGATCCAAATCAATCAACCTTTTTTAATGGTATGGTAAAGCATTATACCAAGTTAAGAGAAGACTATGAAAAGCGAATCGGCATATCCAAATACAGGTTCTTTACTTCGGCGTGGGGTACGTTAATAACTCACTTAAAGGAAGTAGACAGTGACCAAAATCTACGGCCCGAAGATAAAACGTTTATTATAGCACATTCCTTGGAAAGTTTCATGGATAGTAAGTTTAAATTTAATCCACTTGATTTAGATGAAATGTTTCCTAATACTGATATTTTCACAACAAGACAAAAACTAGACGAGTTAGTAAATCAGGTGTATCCGTATGATATACCTGAACCAAGGTTTTTTGACAATATCATCTTGACTGGGCTGAAGTATGCGGAACATTCTATTCTGCGAGATGTGCAGGAACGCTGTTACTACTTATCCATTAACAGTCTGATTGCAGACCCCTCGGTAAGAAAAGTAGCGTCTTATACGTTATTTCATGCAATGAAAAAAAATGAAGAAGACGTTAGTGAGTTGGTATTTATGTATCCACAGAAATGGGTCGATAGCAAAAAAATGCTTGTTCCAAGAGGAACAGAAAAAGAAACTGAAGACTCATATATCGAAGAAATTGATAAAGATTTAGAAGCGCTAACATCACCAATTGATTTGCGAATAGCAGAATTACCGGACGTAATAGATTACCTGCAAAAGGTAATACAGTTTGCTGCAAAGTATAGAATTAATCAAAATATGACGAAATTAAAAGACCCCGCTACCAGTGGATGGGGGGCGCTTAGTATTGGTATGGACGATGAAATGTCTAATGCGTTAGCGGCAATCCAAAGTTCAGAAAAATTTAAAGAGCTTATGGCTAGCATTGGAAATCCACGGCTGACATCAGTTACTGGATTAATGCCGATGGATGTTGCGGACAAAATTTATGATACCGCAAGTTTCTTGAAATTTGTAATACACGATCATTTAAATGATGTATACACCGAAAGAGACAAGGAACGGTTGGAAAAAAAGGAAATTAAAGAAGCAAAACTGTTTGCTACGCTTGTTGCGAGATGTTTTTCAAAAAGAGATTTGCCCGATAAAGCCTCGGATTGGGTGCAAAATATTTCCTTTTCCGGAGGGGTGAGAACAGACACTCGAAAAATTTTGTTTGATTACTTTGAACGAATGTTACCGGACAATTTGCGGCAATCTATGGTAGCATACGCAGACTTTATCAAACAACGCCGAGGAGGCGGGCTTAGGGTTACCAGTACTACGTCTCAGCTTAGGGCGTCGGCGTGGAGCACAACAGGAAATATTTCCTTAACCGACACAGATTCTGCCAGTACCGTGTTACATGAAATATTTCACATTGTGGAAGATTCCAACAAAGACTTGCATTCTCGCGCTGTTGGATTATTATCAAACTCAATAAATAAATTTCCTGATCCGTCTATACCAACGCCGCTCACTCCACTTGCCAACGACCCAAATGTAACCGTATTATATGGCAATGTACTACAACTTAAAAGCATAAATCGCTCATATGAAGAAAACGAACTATACATGAGATCAGAATTATTTCATCCATATACATCTAAATTATACATAACATATAACGCATCCGCGTTTCCTAATAATACAGCCTCATCAAAAGTACTAGTGTATGTTAAAGATAAAATAAGTAGACAAGGGCTTTTGCCGCTCCCATCCGTTGATCCGACAATTGTTGGATACGATGAATGGCTAGTTGGTTACATACACGCAACTGAAATATCGTCGTCGGCATTAGGTGACTTGTTCAAAAGTCCACTTCTGTTGTATCAACATGACAAAATTTTATTTAGTTACGCCACATCCGTGTTGCGAGGAGAATAGTTATGAAAAATGAAAAATTCGGAGCCGTTCTAGAATTACCCGAAAATATTATTGTATATGTAGATTACAATACATTAAACTTAGAAGTATTAACAAAAGTTGACGCCAAGGTACATGCGCAACTGCTACACGCATACTTCACGATAAAAGGAGAATCTATGCTTGGCTATTTTCCGTACCGGGGAGATGAGATAGTAGCTCTTATGGAAAAACACATGAATGCCAAGATAGTAGATCGGTGGGATGATTCGGTTAGTTCAAAACAATCAGATAAAATGATTGTATACTAATTATAGTAAATGCTTTGGAGTAGCTTATGATTTCTTTAATAGACTTAATACTTGAATTAAACGATACAGAAGAACGTAAGGTATGGAGAACATACGCAAATAGATTTGGTTCAAGAAACACGGTGGGTCAGGTCAGGTATTTTAAAAATAGAGATAAAGCATCAAAGTTTGCCACCGGGGCAAAAAAAGGACCAAAGATGGGAAGACCCAAGGCAAAAATCAAACCTCGGCATAAAGAAGAAAAACAAAAGTACGACTATACTCCGGGAACATAAAAAAATCGCTAGCTTGATGGCTAGCGATTTTGTTTATTCGCAGAATTGATATATAAACGGCTTGGGAGGATGAAACTCAGGTAACCCATATTTTAGTTGAAGGCTTTTTATTAGTTCCTTGGATGGTCTTCGTTTATTATCCCATCCCATAATCCGTGTATTTTTATTTACTTCTTCGATAAATTCTTTAAATGGCCCGAAATAAAGTAGCTTTAGTTCTGTGTATGTGCTGTTTGGCTCTAATATAGCAATCAAGTCTACGCTTTCTTCGCCCGTGTATGTACAAGAAACTTCGGTGTGCATTTCACTGACAGTTTTTACTTGTACCGTTTTGCCGTCCATGAGAACTAAATCAACGGCGTCATCGTGGCCCTTTTGTTTTTTTGTAGCATTCCATACAGAGCGTAATATAGCTTCACCGTAGTCACCGGAATGGTTGAACTTTTCTCCGTAAAATCCAACGCTACGGTGAAGATTATTTACTTGCCGCCAAACTTCTAGATACGTTTTTGCTTCGTCATTTAATGGTATTAGTGACATTACCGGCTGTTATTGTGGTCGAGCTAAATGTGCTGTTTAGAAGGCCGCTTGTGGAAAATCCCGATGTGATAGTTCCGGATCCACTACAGGGAAAATTCCATTTTTCGTTTGCCCATTGTTGATCGTAATACCAGATGCTATTTCCCGTATATGTATTAATGGCCGTGCCCGTGAATGGTTTAACGGTTAAACCTTCCCACCACGGGCTTACCGAAAAGGGCGGATTAAGATATCAATATTATCTAAATCGTCTTCCCAATCGGACGGGATTTCTCTAATAACTTTTGCACGAGCCTTGTCTTCGGTAGCCGCTAATACAATGTCGCGAGCAATAACTTGTGCCAGACCAGCGTCTTCCGTTTCCGGATTGTATACAACCACGTAATCCCATACTAACTTTTTTGCCATAAAACCCTCTCTTTATAGTGGTAACATAAATTTGTCTAGCTTGTATCCCACACCTTCGCTCACTGCATCAAGTGATTTCGTTCCATAATAATTCTTGATCTTCCACCCGCTCTGAAGGTAATCCTTTAGGCACATCTTGTCATTATACATAAAGCTAAAAATTACCAGAGGAATAATTCCTACCCAAAACAGTGACGCGACAATTAATACTGCTGCAATTATAAGGGAGTTTTTCCAATCTTGTCGAAAGATTGCGGGGAAACATCCCCAAAAAAGAACCGTCCATGAATATCCCACAGGAATAGTCTTCGTTTCATCTGTGTTAGGATTTACGATTGTAACATGACCATGCGCCATAAATTACCTTTAGGTTGAAGTTAGGTGTACGGAAGGAGAGGGATTCGAACCCTCGGTGCAAGTTTCCTCACACGGCGGTTTAGCAAACCGCTACCTTAAGCCTCTCGGTCATCCTTCCTACTCATTAAGTATAATGAGTCTGCCACAAAATGTCAATAGGTTATTTGATATCAGCCGAGGTTATCAATGTGTATGTAAAGCTATTTCCGTGAATATCACGCGCCTTTCTACAAATGTCCATAAATAAGTTAAAATCTTTTACTCTCTTGAACACTTGACATCCCTCTGACCAGTTTTCAACAAATTCTGATTCCGTTTTTGGATTGGAGCGATGAATATTGATACCAAATAATCCATCTTGGGTTGTTGCTTCATCAAACGTCATATCTTTATTTTTATCACGCCACACCTTTACAGTTTTTTGTTGGCGCAACGCTTCATACTTTCCTTGGTGCATTCCAATCATGTGAGACCCACGATATTGATTGGGTACTAATCTTGCCACGCCGTTTGGATTACTGAACTCTTTTACGGCTTTTGTGCCGGGATCGGTTGTACAAGGCCAGATGTGAAATTTCCAAACACCCCCCTCTTTATACGAAATCGTCATCCAGTCATCAAACTTATTTGTAACTTTTTTTCCGGTTGTTGCATTTCGTATGCCCACAATATTTACATCAAAATCTTTAGCACCTTCAAACCACACATAACCCTTGGCTTTTACTGCACGTTCTACTTGTTCTCGGGTAAACGCCATAGACAATCTCGGTTGATTAGTTTACATGACCGCAGTTTGTACAGGCATTATTTTCTGGGGTTGGCTCTGTTGGAGTTGATACCGCAGCTTCTGCTTCAACTTTTGCCGCTGGAGAAAATCTTTCTAACCCAGCAACACCAAACGAGCCTAATGTGATCGTTACAAACGAATTATAGATGTATTCAGTTATCACTAAATCATGTCCAATAATTCCTGATCCCAAATCAATAAATGCCGTTAAAACCATCATTGCAAATGAAATGAAACCAATTATTGTTTTTTCGTTGTAGTCGTTTGAATCCTTAAAAATTTGAGTAAACCACATTTCTTTTTTCCTCTTGGTTGGCGACATAATGTTCTCAGGTAAGAGTTTACAAAACTAACATTACCTTTATGTAACCAATTTAAGAGAGCGGCATCGGGGGATTCGAACCCCTATTCCTTGGCTTAGCACGATATAAATAAACTATCACGGTAGCGAGCCCAAATATCGTCGTTGTCCCGTCCAACTGCGATGCCTATATACCCCAAGAAGGATTCAAACCCTCTCTAAAACGTTCGAAGCGTTTCGTGCTATTCTTTACACTATTGGGGTGTTAATTACGCTTGTTTTTTATTTCTTCTCGTAAATCTTGTATAAATCCGTCACGTTGCTCTACTAAATATTTTTCTCTTTCTATCAATCTAAGTCGCTCTTCGTCTGTCAATTTCAATACTAATTGTTCTTTCTGTTCAATCATTTTTTTGTATTCGTCCAACTGCTTTGAAAATAGCATGTTTTGATAATATAAAATACATACCAACAAAATTATGGTAAACGATTGTTCTTTTAGCTTTTCAATAAACGTGTCTGAAATGTGTTTTGTGGCTGCCATGCATGTCTCCCGTGTATGACAACACAACCATTTATGGCACCGATTGGATTCGAACCAACGTATTCTCCCTTATGAGAGGAGCGCCTGAGCCTCTCGCGCCACGATGCCGTTACATCAATTTACCGGTATTTTTCTCTACGCGGATTGCTTTGTCGTCAAACAAAGCAACCATATACATGTCTTTTTTATTAGTGATTTCTAACTCTTGGCCTATATGTGTTTTACACCATTTTTTAATAATAGAAATGGTTTTTTCATCCGCGTCGGCTGCACGAGCAGTCATAATCTTAACAATTTTACCAGATGCTAACAATTTCTTAACCTTATCAACCATAGGTTGAATGGGTTCACCTATGTGATGAGTACCTTTCCAACCATCTATTTTAGCTAACGTTCCGTCTAAATCAACTCCTATCCACTGTTTTTTCATATAAGTCTCTATAAAAATACTGTAACGCGGAGAGTAAAACCCACTTCTTCTATAACTATCAAGGAGCAGTATTAGTTACTTCTTGATATAGCGTTTCAAATTCTTCGTTAAGCTGAATTTCTTCGGAGAAATTTTGCTTATGATATGTCTTTGCTAGCTTAGTAAAAAGCTTCTTATTTAAATCCAGTTCTTTGCAAATGTCATCCTTGATGTTTTTTTGCAAGTCTCGCTCCGCTTCTACTCTAGTCAGTGAGGTGCTAAAATCCTTTAGCGCCCCCATCAATTTTATTTTATCATTTGGTCCCATCGTAATATTCATAATAACCTCATTTGTTTGCAAAAGTTGTTCTCCACCCAACCGGCAATACGCAATTGTCGGGTGCATTTTTAAATAGTGGTGCAATCTCTTCGTCTTCGTAACCAGCAAACCCACATCCAATTCGCGTGACGTTAAATTTCATATCTGGGTTTAATTTGGCAAACTTGATAAACGCTTGTACATACTGTGCAACTTTGTTAATAGGCAAAGATTTTAAGTTGTCATCTTTTGTTGGAATTGCGTAACTACTTCCCTGCAATCCCATTCCTTGTCCATAAATCGCACCGTGTTCACGGAACGCTGTTAATGCCGCTCCTTTTCCATGCCGTCCTGCTAAATTACTACCAAAAACAAATATACTATTTTTCATAATTATCTTACCATATGCACCATTACATTATGTTCATTTGCGTACGCTTCTTGTTCCATTGGAATATTTCTCTTTACAAACTTTGCTTTTATTGCTTGCAGCGCATACGTAGGTAAATATTTCCATCCTAACTTTCGTGCTTGTAATACGTGGATTGCTTCATGACCAATGATATTTGGTAAGTATACTAATACAAATTCCAAGCGATATTTTAGGAATACATGATTGGCACTTAAAGTAATACCCGCTGTTTTGTATAGCAACGTCAACCATCGCGCGTGGTCGTATAAATTAAACTCAAAGGTTTCGTCATTGTATGTTGCTCGAATTCTATATTTCATATCAAGTCCATAGTCCGCTGTAATATTTTCCAAATAGACGAAACCCATTTTCCATTCTGTCGGCATACGCCTTGATGCCCGCCGCGTCACACCCAAGTATTGGGTTTATATCGCCGTCTGTTGATTCTGGAGGGGTGTTCCAAAACTGATCTTCCCAATCCGTAAGTTTACTTTCAAATGCAAAAATCATTTCACCAAGTACCCACTCCCACCGCTTAAAATGATTATCATCGGGTTCCCATTCTTCAAGTCGAAGACGGGGAAACGCTTCCCAGTCTTCAACTTTAGGTGCTGAAAACCTGCGAAGGTTTTCCGGTACATCTTCATCTACTACATAAGGCGCTCCATTCTTATCGTTTTGTAGTTGCTTAAGCATAGGAACAATAATAAGAGCCAGCGTAGTATCCATGTTCCACGTATCCCACGGATCAATTTGAATGGATACCTTACGTTCTTTATTTGGATTCTTAGGATATTTTCCGATATAAACTTTCATATACCTCCTCAAGTATACTCCCCCAATCTAAACTCAGTTTTCCAAATTTTTCTTGATACAAATTAATCATTTCTGCTTCTTTATCAATCCCATAATAGAAATTTTCTATGGGATTTTCTTCATCAATTTTTACCAAAAAAGAAAGCTCTTCTTCAGTCAATTTTCTTTTTCTGAAAGCTTCAATATCTTGAACAGCAAGATCTAACTGATGTGACATAATTAGTCATGGCTCCTGTTGGTCTAAATGTTTAATTACATATATCATGCCACATGCTACCACAGAACACAATACTAAAAATATAACAATAGCTTCTAGCATATGATTCACATCCACCTATAAATTCCTATCAGATCAATCAATATCCAAACTCCATTAACTATCATCATGGGATAATCATGCTTTTCATAGAACGAATGTAACATACCACCATGCCCAAAGAAAAACAAGACATAGGGAATAAATAATGGAACGGGTAGTTTACCCGCCAATATAATACCACCAAGAATCAATAGTATTACTGCCCACCATTTACGTTTTACTATTTTATGTTCTTGCGTTTCTGATAATATTTTTGGTTTTGCGTATAAAATGTCTTTCATATAACTTACAGTAGAAGTAGCTCTCCGGGAGAATTACGATATCTCGACCCTCGGTTTAACAGACCGATGCTCTGCCTCTGAGCTACCGGAGAATATGTGTAGTTGGTTATTCAAGTTCACACCACACAGTGAACGTTAGAGGACCATCCAGTTTCGTTGATAACCTACAACGTCTATGATTTATTAGAAGGGGAGCCATAGATGCTACTTCGGTTCCGCACCGCCGGGTACCGCCCCATTCGGTCTTATAGTTTCATGATTCCTCGTCGTCCCATGATGACCAGAAAAGCTCATATGAGTTCCCCAGATATACATAAACAGGACCAGTATTATCTTTATCAAATCCGGAATAATATTCAATGTTTAAATCGGATTTAGTGCACATATCACGAGGAATCGTTCTTAGAATCAGCGGGTTGCACATTTTCGGGGCGAATCCCAACTTTAACTTTAACATTTTAGTCGTATCTACTACGGAAAAGTAGTCATCCCCCGCCATACATATGGGTCGTACCCAACTTTCTGTCGCTGGAAATATTATTTGTCCTAGATGTTGCATTTCATTACTCGTCATAACATTTGCTCCACATAAAAATCAAGGGCGAGATCGGATTCGAACCGATGACGGAATACTCCGAAGGTTTTGCAGACCTCTGCCTTTAGCCACTCAGCCACTCACCCGAATTACGAACCAAGAGAATGGCGAACAGGTCTACCATTCTCATTTACTGCCACGAAAACCATTTCATCAATATTAACGATAACCTTTTGTGTTGTCAAGTCTCTAACTTGAACATCCAACGTTACTGATGTTTTTCCTACTTTTTTTAGAGCTACCCCGATTTCAATAACATCTCCCTGAAATGCTGGAGCAATGAAGTTGATAGCAGAGATGCTTTTCGTTACAACTCTACGATGCTTCATCTCTATCCCGGCAAAAATTGCCGCTTCTTCGTCGATCCACTGTAATACTCTGCCACCAAAAAGAGTGTTGCTGGCGTTTAAATCTGTAGGTTGTACTAACTTTCTTGTAAGAAATCTCATATGTAACTTATTTTTGTTTGGGTTTTTGTTTTTCAAATCTGGTTAAAAACTTTTCAAATACTAAATCTAGATCCCGATAACCATCTTCCGACAATTTAGATTGTAATATTTGCCCCGTCAAGCCCCCTAAAATCTTTTCTAAATTAGTAACCAGCCCTTCTTCAAGTCTCTGGGTAACCTTTAACTTTTCTTTGTCATTCTTACACAAGTCTTCGGTCCATTCTACGATAGGCCAAGCCAAGCAATGACACATCTCATGTATAGCGGTACAAATGACATCATAGTCGTTTAAGTTAACTAAATTCTTGATGTATAATCGTATTATTGCTTGCTTGTACTCCGGGCGAGCTTCACATGTAGCTAGCTGCTTTGTTCCAGCCTTTCTGGAGTATTTAACTACTATAGTCCAATCGTTCAAGTTTAACAAAGGCTGAAGAATTTCTATGGTCTTAGAAAATAAGACTTTCTTAGAAATTCTTTTTTTCTCTACCATAGACTTCTCCGCTTAAGTAATGCATTCGGTGAGATTCGAACTCACACTGTACAGATCCTAAGTCTGTCGCCTCCTGCCGTTGGGCTACGAATGCGTTTTATAACGCTTTAATACTATCCAGCGCGTTTTCTATCTTTTTTTTACCTTCTTCTCTACAATAAGTATACACATCTATAAGAGACGTTTCAAGTTTCCACGCTCTGATAAATAACGTTTTAGCGTTTTTACGTTCTTTACGTAAGTTTACGTAAAGATATATATTTAAGAGTATTGATAAAAGTAATAACATACGTTTATAACGTTTTGGCGTTTTGGCGTTTTGGCGTTTTTAACGTTTAGACCGCTTTTACAAGTATAGCCTGAAAAAAACGTTTGTCAAGCCCCTTGACAAAAATAATTTTAAGAGTATACTTATCACAACCCTTAATTTGGAGTACTATATGGAACCTCTTAATAAGTATGAAGTATATGTTAAATTTACCGTGCTGGGCGATTCTGAAGAAGATGCTGTCGAATATCTAAGCGATGCAATCGACTCATCGGATATTATTTTACAAGATGGTATGATTGGAGTCGAGATCCTAGAAGATACCGTGTCAACCCTTGACGATGAGGATGATGTTGAGTATACTGTTGAATCGGATGAAGATGATTCCGATGAATAACACTAACAGTGGAGAATGGTTATGCTAGTTAATCTAGTTAACAAACTAAAAAGTTTTAGCTTTGAGGCGTTTTGGGACGCGATTTTTATCTTGGGCGGTACCGCTATGATCATGTATTTTATAGTACAATTTGACACTGAACGCAGTTTATCCGCTCAAAAGGCAAATACTGCGAGGATGAATGTTATTTGCCCTTCGCTTCTTAGTATTGGTAGATCTTCCAGAGACACGTTAATTGTCATGAAGGCAGAGCCTCTCTGCAATACTTTTGTGATGGAAAATCTAAAGTAAGATATTTATAGTTGTACCTAAAGTGGTACCAATAAAGGTTTTATCTTAACTTTTATTGGAGAAAACTATGGTGGTATTCGCGGCAAACCCTCTTGTTTCTGAAATAGGTTCCGCTGTTTATGGAGCTATTGGAGCATTGTTGGTTGCGGCTGCGATCAAGATGATCCAAAAATTTCTAGATAGAGACAAAGAAAAGTTTAAAGAAAACTTTCTTCTTAGAAAAGAATTACGGGAAGAACTTGCAGAAGTTAAAAAAGAATTATATGCATTACAGGAAGAAATCGACGAGTGGAAGCAGAAATACTACGCTCAAGTAGAGCTAACTAATAGTTTGAAACTTGATGTGCTAAAGCTTACGGAAGAACTTGAAGAGTACAAAAAAAATACCGGTAATTACACAACGTTACCGGACATAGCTCCTAGAGCAGATTAATAATATTTAATAAGAGGTTATATGGACATTTTTCAAGTATTTGTGGTTATCATCGGCGTGGTTAGTGTAATAAATTTGTTTGTATTATTGCTATTAGTATTTAAGCTTCTGCCAGAAATGGCATCGGCTAAATTCGCAATAATGACGCAAGTAAGTAACGCTAACCTGTTAACGGCTGGGAAGCTGAATACGATTGAAGTGTTGTTGGTAAAGTTGAGCAATAGCTTTAATGAATTTGTGAACATGACCGGAAGCGTGGTAGATAAAATGGATGATATGTTTAAATTTCCACCGGCCATGCAAATGTTTAGAACTATGGATGGAAAATTTACGGCGCGATCATTAGACGAGTTAGTTGATAAGATTAAAAAGGCAAATAAAGAAAGTGATTATTTGTCTGAAGAAGAGCTTAAGAAACTGAAAGAAATGTTTGAGCAGTCCGAAGATTCGGACGACGATGGTGACGACGACGACGAGGAATAATGATTTTTGACAATATGAGAGATGGTTGGAGAAACGCATTTCAGCCCAAATTTGATATCTTATATAAATATTTTCCAGACATAACTGTAGAAAGCTCAGTAAAATATAGAGGAATGTTACGAGTCAAACTTAAAGCACTTGACAGCGATGTGCAGTTCATATTAGATTCAGTGACGTACTTGATAGAGCGTCAGTCAGCAAAAACATGCGAAGTATGTGGTACACATACGGCAATTAGAATTTTGCATGATTACCGGTTGCCTGAAGTAATGTGCCTATGTTGGAAATGTTATGCCTTTGAAATAAGTTCATTGGACGATCATAACAGATTGAACAAAATAGAAAGAGAGAGTGCATGATGTTTTGGACCGAAGAAGATATTCAACCAGTTGTAGATGCGGCAGTTAAGATGTTTGGCTCACAGGGGATGTATTATTATTACCCAAGCAACGTTTGTATGCTTACCGTCTCCTCCCCAAAATTTGGAAAAATTTGGCACGGAGAAGTAGAAAAGACCCAACAGCAAGCTACTGACATGGTAAAAGCCTTGTCACAAGCAACTAATGAGCCTCTACTGTGTGAAGTATCAGAAATAATTCGAACTGCCTCTTGACAAATAAAGTCAACCCTGTTACATTATATAGGTCGCGGATGAGTAAGGCATGTGCGACTAATATCTAATTCCTTACAAAACCATTTAAATAAAGAGGTTATATGTCAAGTACCAATCGTAGAACCAACGTTGATGGAGCAGAATTTTCACGTTTAGTTAGCGGAATGCGTTCTTATTTGAACCGACTCGCTCGCGGTCGGACTTCAGGAACCGTATCAGCAGATGACGCTCATACCTTCCTTGATCGCAATGGTGTGAGTGAGTCCCCTCGGGTGCGGCTGCGCTTTATCAATAGCGTACTTCGTACTCCACAATATTCATACGCTGGTGTGACGACTTCAACTCGTCCAGTAGCAAAGGGCCGCACGATCAATCTCTGGACTCGTTAATCCAGACAAAACTCTCCAAGTAATTTAAGTTTTACAAAAAACTTGATATACTTATCAAAATAGAAACGGGATTATCTCTCGTTTCTATTTTGACTTTATACCGAGAATTGAATGAATGCAATTGAAGAAGAAATTAAAGACATCCGTTACATATTATCGGTGTCTATACCAGAAGAATTAAACGCTGCATTAGAATTTGGAGATGCGGACGACAATTCAGAGTTATCTGAAATCTTGAGTAGACAATATTATCTTAGCGTTAGGTTAAATCAACTTATCAATCGACTCGAAGAAGCGGAAGTCGTAGATTGCTCTAAATTACCAACTGATAGAGTGCATCTTGGATCTAGAGTAACTGTACAAAACGCAACCACGGGTGAAATACTAAAATTTTTCATAACAAAAACCGTAGAATCATTTGATGATGTTCCGTATCAAGAATACCTAGTAGTTACTGCGAAGTCGCCTATTGGAAAGGCGATACTAAATAAAAAGACATCCGATCAGGTACATGTTAAACTACCCTCTGCATCAGTAACGTTTATTATACTAGATTTTTTGACCGTACACGACACTTGACTTTTCAAATCCTAATACTTATATTAAAGAAACTGTACAGGGGGATTGATGCAACGAATACATAACCAATCATCTGATAAGCAACATTTGATAGTTGATCTTGGTCCATTTACCACGCTACTACTGTGTGAAATAATTTTAATACTATTGAAGTTGACACATCATATTAATTTTCCTTGGACGTTGGTACTTTCGCCAATATTATTGGTTATACTAGGATCTATTTTGATAATTTTACGTGCGTTGTTTAACCTATTACGCAAAACTTTTTTTTAGGAGAATTTTATGGAAACTGCGTTAATTGTATTAGTATTAGGAGCATTTGTTTTCTTGTTTTATAAGTCACACACTCGCAAGAACACACAAACCCCTACTACATTTAATGGTGGCGGTGGCGGTGGTGATACTGGCGAAGGTGATCGTACTAGACCAGATGGAGTTGGTGAAACACAACGCCCTTCCAATCAAGCATAAGTAACACACGGGCACGACCGGCTTCGACGGGGTGTGGATGATTAAGCTTTGTGTCTCGTTTGGTAAGACGAGTAAAACAGACCAAAAAATCTAACTGGCAACTATAATCTAGCCCTCGCTGCTTAATTGCGGCCTGACGAAGTAATCTGACCCACGTAGGGTTACTTTGTTCAATTACGTGGTATAGTCTTAGCACACGGGACGTAACTAAGATGATACACAACGCTTCCCTTTGACCGCCTTGTGTTTGTTTGTTGTCAATAGGCGCCAAGAATATACAACAAACTACACACATAAATCCTTAATAGGAAGCAATCTCGGACAGGGGTTCGATTCCCCTCGTGTCCACTTAACATGGTTGACGTTTTATAACTAATTACATGGAGAGCGGTATGTATAATTTTATAATGCGTCATATAAAAAGATTATTGTACAATCCAGCAAAATATGATTTGTATTATAACATAATTATTAAAGAATTGCACAAGCCTATTACACTGTCTCAGTTGTATTATACTAGCGGATTAATCAATGATCTAGATAAACAAATAAAAAAAGATGGATACGAAAACGAGCTAAAATATAAAATTCAAGAACTTGACAAATTATGGTTAGTTCGGCTAAAACTATGGAAGCGTAGGAATTAATATGAAAAGAAAAAAAAGTAAAGTTACCGGAACTTCCGTATTAAGTATAAAAATAGGCAGACAATACATACCTTGTTCAGAGTGTGGTATGGATGAACTTGAAGTTCCAACTGACGTTTCTAAAGTTATTTGTTCTCGGTGTGTACAAAAAATGTCTGCGCCACCGGAAAAAGCACCAGAAAAGTCGGACAAGCCAAAAGGATGGCATTTAAAAATATATTTTGAGCATAACGGAAACGTTTATTCTCGGGGCAAACTAATAACAGATTCCGCTGAAATTAAAAAATTAAAAGTACAACGTTTAGAGGAAACTAAATGCTAGTATTACCGATCAAAAGTAAAGTGGTTTGGAAACGATTTATGGAAGAAAACAGACCATTGATATACAAGTTTGTTCTTAAAGAAATTAAGAAGAACTTAACCTCTTCAGCGGAAAAGATTGATTTATTTAAGTGTGAAGATGGTTCTAGGTATACTTGGATACAAAAAAAAGAAATTCCGGTTGTTTTGAATGAAGCGGTTAACGTTTTTATAAAAACAGAAGAATATGAGTACGCCAAAAAAGCAGACGATTTATTAAAACAATATTATATACACAAGCTACTTAGCGAAATTTGAGAATATGAGGTTTGACATATGGGATTTGAAACAACTAGATGCGTTGTTCTAAATTCTACATACGAGCCAATATCTATCATAACATCTAAACGAGCATTACTTCTGATACTTGAAGGTAAGGCAGTTGTGGTAGAAGAGCATCCGTATCTAGAAATTAGATCTCCTAGCGTAACATTTAAAGTGCCCGTTATGGTTGCATTAAAAGTGTTCGTTAAGGCTAGAAAGATTTTTAGAACAAAGGCTGCTCTTACGCAAAAAAATCTGTTTATCAGAGACAATTATACGTGTCAATACTGTGATCGTCATAGATCTGAGCTTAGAAGTTTTGAGTTTTTGACTCGCGATCACATCATCCCTGAATCAAAGGGTGGAAAAAATACGTGGGAAAACTTGGTTACTGCTTGTTCAACGTGTAATAATAAAAAGGCAGATCATTTCTTGGCAGATGTAACTATGAAATTGATAAAAGAACCAACTATTCCCACTTTATTTGAACTTTGGATGAAGCACAATAGCAAAAAATTACCAAATTTTTAAAGAGGTTATTATGTTTACATTAGACGAAAAGGCAGTTGCGACTGAAACCACCGAGGCATACAATAAGTTTCTAGCATATATTGCTTCCGATAGTAGGGCGGATGCTCTTAATGTCATGTATACCAAGCTACATGATCAGTTGATAACCGCACCTGCCTCCAGCAGAACGTATTTTCATAATTGTTTCCCCGGCGGATACATTGATCATATTGTTCGTGTCGCTGAACTTGCTTTGAAGCTGGCAGCCACGTTTAAATCTGGTGGTGCTAACATTACGTTTACGAAAGAAGAATTGATTTTCTCTGCACTTCATCACGACCTTGGAAAACTTGGGGACGGAACTGATCCATATTACCTAGACCAAGATTCGGAGTGGCACCGTAAGCGTGGCGAGCTTTACAAGATAAACGAAAATATTCAATATTTTAAGGTACCGGAACGTGGATTGCTACTGCTTCAACAGCACGGGATTACGGTCACCGAACAAGAGTGGCTTTCCATAAAGCTGTCCGATGGCTTATATTGCGAAGGAAATTCTTCATATCTTAAGAACAATGGTATGAAAACGGATCTTCCTTACATAATTCATTGGGCCGATAACATGGCAACGAGAATAGAAAAACATAAGAATTCTATTACTTTTTAATATTTATACGATAGATGGGGATGTCTTCGGAGTCCCTGAAATCGTCACCTAATAGTAGGGACGATACTTTAAAACAAGGAGAATTTATATGACAAAGTGGGTAACACACCGAGTACCAGCATCTGTGCTGGCAAAAGAACTAGAATTCAATCGCGACAGTTTACTGAATTCATTCGACAAAATACTTGACGATGCGTTTAGAGGAGTCAACCCAGATCTGTACAAAGCATTTGGAATTGATCCATTTAGTAAGTCTGCGTATCCAAAGGTTAACGTGCTTTCATTTGATAACAGAATTGAAATTGAAGCGGAAATTGCCGGTTATACCAAGGAAGATATTTCCGTCCAAATTGAAGAACATGTGTTAAGTATTGTAGGAAAGGCGTCTCAGTTGAACGAGCAAACTGATAAATCTGTTTATCTACTACGTGAACTGAAGCGATCTTCATTCAGTCGTTCATTTACGCTCAGTGATCAATTAGATGCCAGCAACATCGACGCTACTTTTAAGGATGGTTTACTAAAGCTTGTAATTCCACGGAAAGTAAAGACTCCAGAAAGTAAAGTCAACAAAGTAGTAATCAAATAAATAACCATTAAAGTGGAGGGTTGAAAATGTGTAATGAATGCATTTTGTGTGGTTGTGGGAAACTTTATTGTAACGTAACTGCTAACTAACCGAGGAGGTGATCTTAACAGTTACGTCCCGCTAAAACCCTTAAAAATACGGAGAAACGTGCGACTGAAGGGTTCTTCAGTCGCATTTTCTTAATGAACATATGAATAAAAAAACTTCTTTAATACTATTAACGACTATAACTTCTACATTCGTTGCACTATGCGCGGCAGTATTTTCTATATCCGGCATAGCAAAATTATTTTCTGGGGCAGCGCTTGCAACCGGAATAATGGCATCCGCCTTAGAATTAGGAAAATTGGTTAGTATTTCTTTTTTGTATCAATACTGGAAACTTATTCCAAAAGCACTTAAAGTATACCTATCTACCGCTAGTTTAATCTTGATGTTGATAACTTCTGCTGGTATTTATGGGTATTTGTCCGCTGCATACGCTACCGTTGCAGCGGATCCGTTGAAAAAAACAGCAGATATACAAACCGCAGAAGTTAAACTTGTCACGATAGAACAAGATATACAGAGAAAAAACGACCGGTTAAATCAGCTTATAGCTCTTAGAACTCAACAAGAAAACCGAGTTGATGCGCTGATTAGTAAAAGTCAGTCTGGAAATTCCTCTGCTATCAGAACGGCACAAAGTAGCTTGGCTATAGCTGACAATAATGTAAAAGACATTCAAAAAGAACTTTCGCAGTTATCCGAAATACGAGACAGTTTGAACTCCATAAAAATAGCGAAGCAAGTTGAAATAGAAACAAATGGAGATGTTGGTACGTTTATTTATATTGCAAAAACACTAAATACTAGTTTGGACGTAGTTGTAAAATGGTTTATATTGATTATAGTGTTGGTGTTTGATCCACTGGCAATCGCTTTAGTCCTAGCAGTTAATTTCTTGTTGAAATTAAAAAACGATGATCCCGCCCCGGTAGTAGACCTCCCGAAGCCAACAGAATCGTTAGGCGAACCGTTTGAAATATACAAAGAACCAGCAGTGGAAGAAGAACCGCAGGTTTCATACATAACACCCAGCGACCCACAATATTTTGCCAGAGGAGATTTTGATTGGCGAAATAAAGCGCTGTGGGAAAATAATCCGGCGGCGGTTAAATATTATAACGAGCGGATGAAACATATCATAGAGGGAACTTGACATATAACGTACCTCGTTATATATTTAGGAAACCACTACAACGAGGTTATATGCCGCATCGGATTGGATATTGCTGTATTAACAATACGCTAGCCGCAAAAGGTATTACTACCAACCGTGGTATGATTTTGCGCACGTTTCAAGAACGTGGTATACAGTATGCATCGGAACTTGCCTTGCAAAACGTAAAAGACTTGTGCTCCATTATTAAATGGAACGCAGAGAATAATATTTTTGCATTTCGTATGTCATCGAACTTGTTTCCGTGGAACAGTAAATATAATCTGTGCGATCTACCAGATTACGATGAAATTGTAAAGTATCTACAGCTAGCAGGAAGTTTGGCTACACAATCAAATCAGCGCATCACCGCACATCCAGACCATTTTGTCAAGCTCGGATCCACAAAACCAGACGTAGTTAATAACGCAATTCACGACCTCGAACATCATTCTGAAGTCTTTGATTTGATGGGACTATCCGCGTCTCATTACAATTGCCTAAACATTCACGTAGGCATGAACTACAACGAAGATACTATTAATCGCTGGCTTCATGCGTTTGACCGACTGTCTGATAATTGCAAGAAGCGTCTCGTTGTAGAGAATGACGACAAAGCATCTGCGTTTTCTGTGCAGCAACTATATGATAAGATTTACAAGCAAGCTCACGTTCCAATCACGTTTGATTACTTCCACCATCAGTTCCATCCAGACGATCTTACCACAAAAGAAGCCGCTGCTCTTGCAGTTTTTACTTGGGATACTCTGCCCCTGTTTCATTATAGCGAATCCAAAAATCTCAACGAAAATGTCTCTGGTAATCCTCGGGCACATGCGGATTATGTGTTTAATAAAATTGACGACTATGGGATGCGATTCGACGTTGATCTAGAGGCAAAAGCAAAAGAACTGGCACTCTTTAAATATCGGGAATTGTAATAATGGGCGTTTGGACAACATTTAGCGGGTTATATACGCACTCGGCGCGGTATGGAATCATTAAAGGACAAATCTGGGCACCAAGGGAACCAAATGGTTATCCCAATAATGAAATCATTGGAATAACAGTTAGTGGGTATGTTATTTTTGATAGAAGCGAAAATAAACTGATTCTTCCGGGAAAGATGTATGTTCGAAACTTTCTTGAACAATACAAACTAACACAGCCGGTCATACTAAAAGCACATATTCAACACGGAGGTACACGGGTTCAGATATTCCGTGAAAAAGAGGGAGTGATGGTAGCACGTGGTCATATAAAAGACAACTACGAGTGGAACCGATGCAACTGCAAGTGCCATCATATTGAAGGAGTAATACACGTTATTGATTGTTGCGAAGGAGTCTATAAGCTATATCCGTGGGCAAGGCAAAAAAATAAGGAGAACACATGATTTTTGGTACACACGACGAAAAGACACTAGCTCAGTTCGAGGATGTTAAGAGTCGAGCAGTTAGAGCGGCACTTATGGCTGATGGGCATATGGGTTATATTATGCCTATTGGTGGCGTTGCTGCCTATGACAACATGGTATCCGTAGCCGGTGTTGGGTTTGATATTGCGTGTGGTAACGCCGCAATTCGAACCGATGCGAAGATTTCGGATTTTGATACCCGTGAATTGAACCGTGTAGCGAACGATATTCAGTCAATGATTTCGTTCGGCGTTGGTCGTAGTAACAAGGCCAAGGACGCACCTACTGACCACGAACTTTTTAGTTCCGATGCGTGGGACGTTCTAAAGGACGTAACGGGTAAGGGACAGGCGCACGTGATACTGAAGGCTAAGGCTCGTGAGCAGTTGGGAACGGTCGGCAGTGGAAACCATTACGTTGACGTATTCGTTGACCGTAAGGATGGTCATTTGTGGGTCGGTGTTCACTTTGGTTCCCGTGGACTTGGTCACAGTATCGCTTCTGGGTTCATGGCTCTTTCCCAGAACAAGTCTTGGGACGAGAAGGTTCAGGAAGTCGAGGCTCTTCTTTCTCTTGACTCTGATTTGGGTAAGGCGTATTGGGAGTTGATGACTCTTGCCGGTGAGTATGCCTATGTTGGCCGTGAATGGGTTGCACGAACTGTTGTGGGAATCTTGGGCGGTAAGGAGTTGGACTTGGTTCATAACCATCACAACTTTGCGTGGAAGGAAAAGCACTTTGGTCAGGAACTTGTTGTAGTCCGTAAGGGCGCAACTCCTGCGTTTCCGGGGCAACGTGGATTCGTTGGTGGTTCTATGGGTGATGATGCTGTCATCTTGGAAGGAATCTCTTTAGGAGTTTTTCATGAAAGAACGGGTTCACCAAACATTACTGTTGATTGGAACAATAATGCGGTGGTTTGCATCAACGCTGCACGGACTGAATCTCTATACTCCACCGTCCACGGCGCCGGTCGTGTAATGTCCAGAACGGAAGCAGCAGGTAAGCGCGACCGTAAGACTGGTCAACTAAAGCTGGACAAGGAAACCGGACTACCAGTAAAGCCGGGGAAAGTAACACCGGATATGATGAACAACTGGATTTCTGATAAGGGTGTTATTCTCCGAGGCGGTGGACTAGACGAATCGCCACACGCATATCGTCGCCTACCTGACGTATTGACAGCGCAAGGTGATACTGTTACTGTACTACACACACTTCGTCCTTTGATTGTTGTGATGGCTGGTGCAAATGAATTTGATCCGTACAAAGACGGTTAGTGTTTGAGTGTGACCTGTACTATTTATTAGTATGGGTCACACTCAACGGAGTCGGGTATGAAATGTTTAGCATGTAATAAAGAAGTGCGCAGTATAAATTATGTACATTTAAAATATTGTTCTGGATTAACGGTTAGTGAATACAAAGAAAAATATTCCACTTCTGATTTAATGGACGATGATGTAAAAATTGCATGCGCACATCATGGTGTAGATAACTCATCATGGGTTGCGGAAAAGCATAACAAATCATCATGGAAGAGAACTTGTCAATGCGGTAGAATTGTAGTTCATAGATCGTATGAAGCTTATCTACGATCAAAAAAAATAAATACTTGTACAAAATGTATTGTGCGTGATCATTGGATAGGTAAATTGCATTCAGTAGAATCTAAAAGTAGAATTAGTCTTGCCAACAAAGGAAAAGATTATAATAAATCTAGATTGGGTGTGCGTGAATCAGAAGAAACTCGTAGACGAAAAAGTATAGCATTGAAAGGTAATAAATCTTGGTTAGGAAGAAAACACTCTGATTCAACTCGACAGAAAATGAGTGAAGCTAGAGCAAAATTGCTCTTACAAAGATTTGGTGAAGAGCATCAAATTTCACCGTGGTATAATAAAACAGCTTGTGCTTTGTTTGAAACAATAAACAAGTTTTTTGGTTGGAATGGACAACATGCTGAAAATGGTGGTGAGTTTTATATTGGTGGTTATTGGCTTGATTATTATGAACCGTTTCAAAATATAGTAATTGAGTTTGATGAACCTAGACATGACATACCATCTGTAAAAGAAAAAGATTTAATCAAACAAAAGTATGTAACTGAGCAATTAAAGTGTAAGTTTATTCGTATTAAACAAATTGAACAAGATAATTGGAAAGCCACGATACAACGAGAACTAATCATATGATATCATTTGGAATTACTACACATAATGAAGGTGTATATATTCAAGAGCTACTAGATCAACTCGTTCCATACTGCGAGGAATCTGGTGACGAGATCGTGGTTGTTGATGATTTTTCCACCGATCCGTATACAATTAATCTGTTAGAAGGATATGAACGTGATGGTCTTATCAAACTTCACCAACACGCTCTTAACAAAGATTTTGCTGCCCACAAAAACTTTCTGTCGGAGCGGTGTGCCGGAGATTATATTTTTCAAGTTGACGCCGACGAAACGTTTCATCCAAATCTACTAACCTACTTACATGACATTGTAGATAACAATACAGAAATTGATCTATTTCTCATTCCCCGTGTCAACGTAGTTAATGGATTAACTAATGAAGATATTCGTCGGTGGGGATGGCAGGTAAATGATAAAGGGTGGGTAATGTTTCCGGACTATCAGACAAGACTTTACCGTAATCACGTAGACATCCGGTGGGAAGGAAAAGTTCATGAACGGATTGTTGGACACAAAACAATAGCCCCACTTCCAGCAGAAGAAGAGTGGTCCCTTTATCACATCAAGGAAATAGAACGCCAAAGGAAGCAAAATGAATTCTACGGAACTATTTGATACGGGCAGTCTTGAACATCAAATGATCAGTATGTCTAACGCCACATATTTGGCGTCAAAGAAAATCCCACAACTCAGTTATATATCAGTAAAACTAGATGGTAAGTGGGTAACATTCGAGGATAACAAACCATGAAAAAATTTATTACATTATTTATACTGTTAGTGGTAGCAACAAAAACAACGGAACGCTTGCCTGATGTAAAATTGACACCAATCCCGATGTCAGAACCAACTCAGGTAGAAAAATTTATGAAAAGAATTGCTATCATTGAAAGCGATAATAACCATCGCGTTGTAAATGAATTCGGTATGATGGGAAAGTATCAATTTAGCCCATCTACGGTTAGAGTATTAGGATTTAAAATTTCTAAGAAGGAATTCCTAGACAACCCCCGCCTACAGGACACGGTTATGTTGGCATATATGAAGGCCAACCAGCAAGATCTTCGCCCTCTTATAAAGAAATATAACGGTAAGGTAGTTAATGGGGTAAAGATAACCCGTGCTGGTATTTTGGCGGGAGCGCATTTTGCTGGGTCTGGAAATCTTGTGGCGTTTTTTAACTCATCCGGTGAAGGCATTTCCGATGCCAGAGGAACAACGGTTAAAAAGTATATGTCATATTTTAGTAACTTCTACCTACCAGAGATTTAATCATGGTTTATTTTTTAATACTATTAAATATTATATTAATTATTTATGCAATAGGATCTGCTATTGTAATTACTAAACTTTTTAAACAACAAGATTTATATGAAACTACTATCACGGAATTTTATTCCTCCGTTAGCATAGTGTTACACACCATGCGAACATTGGATAACAAAAAAATGTTTGAAACCGACGACGAAGTTGGATATGTATTTTCTCAATTAGTGGAAGTACTATCCATGCTTCGTCCTATACTTTATGGACCGGAGCCTGATGAAGAAGAAAAAAACTGATTTAGAAATACGAAGAGCCAAGCTAGGCAAAATATATTGGACCAGTGATACTGAAATGGCGATTGTAGAGTTTAATAACTCAAATGACTTAGATGAGCGAGAAACGATATTTAGAGAACGAATACACCCTGCAATAGATAAACTAGCGGAAAACATAATAAACCGATTTAAGTTTCCTTATATAGACGGTACATTTGATGATATTAAAAATCAAGTGGTATCGTTTCTTGTGTTAAATTTACACAAATATACGCAAAATAAAGGAAAAGCATTCTCTTATTTTTCTGTTGTTGCCAAAAATTATTTAGTTTTAAATAATAACAATTCGTACCGAGATGAACTTAGATCCTCGCCTATCTTAGAAACCTCATCCGATGAAACATTTTTGTTGGACGAAATTCTTACCACCAAACCAGACATAGAATCTTCTCATAAAGATACTAGTGAATTCATTTCTTTATTGATAGACTATTGGGATACAAATTTAGACGTAATTTTTAAGAAAAAACGAGATAAAGAGATAGCCAATGCGGTGGTAGAACTAATGCGTAGAGCAAATACCATTGAAAATTTCAATAAAAAAGCTCTGTATGTGTTAATACGAGAAATGACAAACAATAAAACCGTTCATATTACCAAAGTAATAAATAAAATGAAAGTTCATGTTATTAGACACGTACAAGAATTTAGAAAAACGGGAATTATTCAATAATATCTATTTATAATGTAGATCTTCAGGAGATTTATAATGAGCATGGAAGCAGTAATATTTGAAGGGAAAACTTTAGCGGATATGTTTTCTGACGTATACCGAAATACTAGTTCTAAGAGAGATCAAATAAACCAGTACGTGTCTAGTATGGTAAAGCTTATACGAACACCCGAAGACGCTACTATAATTGGTCCTATTATAAAAGACTTTCTAGAAGTAAATGTAAAGAATGATGAGCATATCGTACGATTGGTACAAATTGCTCAGCGTATTGTATCTGTAGGTAATAAATCAGAGTCGGATGGCATTTTATCTGAACAAGAAAAGGAACAGTTATTAAAAAATATAAAAACCGAGTTTGAAACTGTTATTGCAGAACAGGATGAGTTTCAAACAACAATTAACAGCTTGAAGAAGTAATATGGTATATGTAAGCAGAGGAAAGTCTAGCGATTTATTTACCCTTGGTAGCTCAATCGACTCGGGTCGGGTAATATCTGAGCCCATTTATGAAGCATTGGTCGAGGATGTTATTTTTGATCAGTTCCACCCAGAATATTCTGATGTTGATGGGTATAACGTTGGTGATATAAAAGTAAGAATTTTTTCTGTTGATAATAGTAGAGACTCCGAATTACTGGATTGGGCGAGTCCAAAAGAAATAACACTTCAAGAATATCCGCTAAAAGGAGAAATTGTTATTCTCCATAAGATTCTTGGAAAATTCTTTTATTCAAAAAAAATTAACATTACCCATCGATTACAAGAAGCGGGAATGCTTAATTTAGCGAGCGATTTAAATAATAAATACGCAAAATTAAATTCCGGCGTTAACCCATCTCGCAATAGTGAGATGACAACGAAAGAACATAGATTTGGTGAATATTTCAAACCGGATTCTAGAGTACGGCAGTTAAAACATTTTGAAGGTGATGTAATACTTCAAGGTAGGATGGGTCAATCGATTAGGTTTGGCTCAGCTATGATGAGTCTTACAGACGAATCATTAGCACCTAATGTAATTTTGCGAACTGGACAGGGAAAGGACGTTGAGAAGACGGACGCAAGTATAGACAGCTTATACGGTTTAATTTTGGAGGACGTAAACAAGGATGCATCTTCTATATGGATGACCTCTGATCAAACCGTTCCATTTGAACCGGCAACAGTAAGCGCTGGCTCGTTTTCTCGCTCCATAAACAACTTTCCACAAACGTTTAATGGCGCACAGTTGATCGCTAATTCTGATAGATTAATTTTAAACTCTAAACGTAATGAAATATTGTTGTTTTCTAAGAAAGGTATACATTTAAATAGTTTTGACGATGCAACGATAGATACTGACAATGATGTCATATTAACCGCTAACATTGACGTTTTAATTAGGTCGGGAAATAATATTCAACACACTGCGGATCTTGATTATGCTATAAATGCGGGCAGTGATTTTATATCTATAGTAAAAGAAAAGACTTCATTTATATCAGATAAAATTCACTTGGGAAGTGTGGAGAACACCGATGAGCCAATGGTTGGTGGAACTAGTATATCAATATTTCTTGCTAGATTGATAATGACATTAATGGGAATTCCTACGACTATACAAACTCAGACCCAAGCTAATTCTAGAATTTCTATACCTAGAACTATAACACCCGGTATTGCAACGAATACACACGTTATAACACCAACTGGGCCGGGGTTACTGTCTCCACAAATTGTTACTGCATTGACTAAATTGTATAATGAGTTGGCTACCGGTACGTTTGCCAAAGCGCCGTTCAATAGCGAAGATAACTTTGTAATGCTGCAAAACGAAACGCCTGAGTTAGAGCTAAATGAATTTGAGTCTGGTGAAAATTTAATACCTGATGCCCCTGAATGGGATTACACTGCACCGTACTATGAAATTGCGGATAAATAATACATGATAGACCCAATTAAACAAGCAATAGCTGTAGCTAAAAATCCAATCGATCCATTACCGGAAAATATACCGGATATACTAGATGACGTTCAGAAAAAGGTAAATTCAAAAAATAAGTTACCGGTGATGAAAAATCAGCGATTAACTGCTGCACAAAAAAAAGCTAAAGCACAAAAAAAGCTTGCCGAAAAAAAAGAAAAGGCGTTAAAGGCAAAAAACGAAGCAATTAAAAATGCAAAAAAATCAGCAAAAAGCAAAGCTACGGGTGCAGTAACAAAAGCGGTATCGTCTATACCAAAACCACCAATAAAATCAGAAAAGGTGCTGTCTTCAATCGCAGTGGCAAAGCAAGTAAAACAAGCGGCGGCGGAAAGAAAAGCGGCAACGATACAAAATATACAGACAAATTCTAGACTATTTAAATTTCCTATGAAAGCTCCTACAGGGCTTGGTCTTGCGTTACCGTTGGTAGCGAATTCGGTTTCTGCTATTAAAAAAATCAACATCAAGGATTTGTTTAAGACTAGAGACATTTCTCCAACCGTGTCACTTAAAGATAAATACTGTAATACATTTTCAAATAAAAATGCCAGAACTTTGTGTAAATTTGCATATGATCAAGGAATAACTGAAGTAAAAGAACTGGCACAGTTTATGGCACAGACTAAAGTGGAATCTTCTACTTTTTCTAGGCTACAGGAAGGATTGTATTATACAACGGTGAGTAATTTGTTAAGTACTTTTGGAAGTACGTTAAGAACACCTGATGTAGCGGCTAGATTTCTTAAAAATCCAATTTCGTTAGCAAATTTTGTATACGCGAGATCAAACGGAAATAGATTTCCGGGTGATGGATATAAATTTAGAGGAAGAGGATTTATCCAACTCACCGGTAGAGAGTTATATGATGATTTTGGTTCTTTTATTGGAAAAAATGTAATTGACAATCCAGACTATTTATCTACATTGCAAGGTGCATTGGAATCGTCTGTGTGGTACTGGAAAACGAGAGTAAAGTCTAGGATAACTTCATTTGAAGATACGCGAGCAGTAACGGCCACCATAAATCCAGCACTTAAAAAATTATTAGAAAGACAAGCTTCGTATGAAACAATATATCAATCATTTCAATTTTAGGATAGGAGCGTTAGTATGGATAAGCAGCTATTAAAAGCGTATGTTAGAACTCTAGTGGAAGATGAAATTAGACGGGTGTTACCGGAGATTTTAGGAGAAGCTATTAGTGAACTAAAGCAACTAAAAGAAAATACTACTGTCGCTCACGCTCCTGCTCAACCACAAAAACCAAAGGTAGATAGGGCAAAGCTTGCTCAAATGATGGGGCTTGATTATGACGGAACTACTTTAATGGCAACTTCTACTGATGCAATTAAAACGAGATTACCAGAGAACGCACCAATTGATGTAGATAAAAAGGTACTTGATGCAATTACTAAAAATTACTCGCAAGAAATGAAAAAGTGGGGTATAATTTAAACTAATATATGACACAGGCAATAGGCATAACGCTTCCCCTTGGAATGGGAAATTCTGGATATTTCCAGCAATCGTATGATTCATTAACTCAAATCAAGTCAAATTTTATAAATCTGATACTTACTAGAAAGGGAGAGCGTGTGCATCAACCTGACTTTGGTTGTGATATTCACAAGTATTTGTTTGAGAATTTGACTCCCTCTACGATAGACGGTGCTAAGCGGTCTGTGTTAGACGCTGTAGAAAGATGGATGCCCTTTTTAGAATTGATTCAATTCGATTTAGGACAATCTAACGATGATATTGACAGAAATAGGCTTAGGCTATATGTTGGGTATAGACTTAAAAAAAATTTAAATATACGAGATGCTATTATCTTGACGTTTTAGGAGAGTTTAAATGGCGGTAAGTCAATCTATTACAAAAAAATTTAATCCAGCATATAAAGACGTAAATTATCTTGCAAAAAATTTCACTGATTTTAGGCAAAATTTAATTGAGTTTGCTAAGGTTTATTTTCCAAATACATATAGTGATTTTAACGAAGCATCTCCGGGTATGATGTTTATTGAAATGGCCGCGTATATTGGAGATGTGCTTTCGTTTTACGTAGACAATCAATTTAAAGAAAATTTATTATTATTTGCAAACGAAAGAAAAAATATAATAGCAATTTCACAGGCGCTGGGGTATAAACCAAAACTAACCTCTGCTGCCACAGTAGAAGCTCTTATTTATCAGATGGTACCCGCACTAGGGTCGTCACAAAATTATGAACCAGACGGTAGATTTTTCTTGAAGGTATTAACCAACTCTAAGTTTTCTACTAGCTCACCTCCTGTACAAATTTTTAGATCATCGGGAGATGTTGATTTTTCTGATCCAACCGATAGAGACATACGAGTACTTGCGAGAGACGTAAACAACGCTCCGACGATGTACGTTGCGTCCAAGAAAATAAAGCTAATTTCAGCCGATACCAGAACCACGACTTTTACAATAGGATCTGCTCAAAAATTCTTAACGTTAGAAATTCCAGATGCAAATATTATTGCAATTCAATCCGTGGTTGATTCTGATAATAATGTATGGGAAGAAGTTGATTATTTGGGGCAAGATTTGATTGTAGAAGATAGAGATTTAATGACTAGAGACAACGACGGCTTTGTTCAGGCACAAACTCTTCCTACTGGATCTTTGCCTCCGTCTAAGTTAGCGGTGTTTAGAAAAAAACCAAGACGATTTGTCACTAGAATAAATACAGATTTAAAAATGGAACTCTGGTTTGGATCTGGTACAGCAGATTTAACCGATGAATTGTTAACCTTAAATACCACTCAAATAGCAAACTCTAAGTATAACCAGACGGTGGCTAACACTACGATAGACCCATCAGATTTTATATCATCTGATACCTTTGGAGTTTCCCCGGCAAATACGGTATTGACCGTCACATATCTAGTAGGAGGTGGTATAGAATCAAATGTACCATCTAACTCTATTACTCGGGTAGATCTTCCAATCGTAGCCAATAATGCAAGCGATTATGCACCGGTAGAACAAAATTTGTTTGCTCAAGTTGTATCTAGTATAGCTATAAAAAACGAAGAACCGGCTAGGGGTGGCGGAAGCGTAGAAACTCCCGAAGAAATGCGACAAAATGCATTAGCGTTTTTCAATGCACAAAATAGAGTAGTTACTGATAAAGATTATTTGGTAAGAACGCTGGCAATGCCGTCGAAATTTGGTAAGGTTGCTAAGGCATTTGTTGTTAGAGATGAGCAAATAAATGCTATAGGGGAACAAAATCCGGCAAATTTAGTAGTAAATAATGACGAGAATCCGTTTAATAATAGAACGTTCGTATTAGATCCGGTAAATCCAAATTCTATTAATTTATATGTACTGGGCTATAATTCAACCAAAAAACTTTCACCGTTGAATACCCTAGTTAAGAAAAACTTGGCTAAATATTTGGAACAATATCGATTATTAACGGATGATGTAAACATTTTAGATGCGTTTGTCGTAAATATAGGAGTTGAATTTCATATAGTAGTTTATCGAAATTATAATATGAATGACGTATTAGCCCGATCTATAGACGCGATTAAAGAATTTTTCGATATAGATAAGTGGCAAATAAATCAACCAATCATACTAAATGATTTGCGTTTAACGATAGGTTCGGTTGAAGGGGTGCAAACCGTAACGTCAGTGAATGTATTCAACAAATACCGCTTTAAAGACGGCAGTGACTATTTTGAATATAGATATCCAATAGACGAAGCTACTGAAGATGATGTGATATATCCTTCACTAGACCCGTGCATTTTTGAAATACGATATCCAGAAACGGATATAATAGGATTTGCTAGACAATAACGCGAGATAATTTATGAGAACGTTTATTCCTATAAAAGAAGATGCTTCCATCTATCAACGATATCCATTAACAAATACTGGGTTGGATGAAGTTTTAGAAGTTGGTAAGGTAGTAAAGTCAACTGACGGTGATGCTATGTATGCGTCTGGTTCGGCAAGAATTTTGTTAAACATTGACATCCCATCGGAAAATCAATACCCTACAAATTCTCTCTATTACTTAAACTTAAAAATAGCAAACGCAAAGAACGTTAATAGATATCAAACGTTGGAAGTGTACCCCGTTTCAAGAAGTTGGGTTGAAGGCAGCGGATATTTTTATCAAGATACTCAAAACTCGGAAGACGGTGTTACGTGGACTACATACAATGCTACTTCAAATTGGAATTCTCCGGGCGGTAATTTCGTAACATCTACCTCTTCGTTATATGAAATGTCATCCGTTCCTATTACGGACGTTAAAATTAATGTCACTAACATAATTTCTTCCGTCGTAAGAGGAATTAACACAACTCCGTGGAATGGATTGATTATTAAATTTCCAACCGCTGACGAAGCAAATAGTAAAAATAAGGGAAATATAAAGTTCTTTTCTAGCAATACCCATACGATATTTGCGCCGAAATTAGAGGTTCTGTATCCGTCACAGGTATTTTCTACTGGAAGCTTAAAGCCGATTCCAAACGGTAACGTCACGGTTATACCAAAAAATTTAAAAGAATCGTACACGATTGGTGAAATAGATAAGGTATATTTGATAGTACGAGATCCATTTCCAGATAAAAGATTTGACGCAGCGCAAAGATACAGATCAATGTATTATCTTCCATCTTCATCGTATTTTAGAATAACAGATCAAGTGTCTGGTGTTGTTGTCTATGAGTTTGATCAATATTCTTCCATTAACTGCGATTCGTCTGGCTCATATATAACACTAGACACAACCTCATTAGATATAGATCGTTATTATACAATTGATTTGAAAATAAATAAGAATGGACTGGTGTTTTTTCCCGAGTTTAATTATTCGTTTAAGGTAGATAACGATGGCTACTGATATCTTAAAAACATATATTCCAAAATTTTTAGTTGAATTAAATAGGCAAAATGAAGACATTATAACGGTAACTACAAACTACTTTTCGCCTAGTGGAGATGCGTACCAATTAGATAAACGCGCCGTTTCTCCGATTGTAATACAAACTACACAGTCGTTATCTGAACTTAAACCTGAAATATCAACGGTGTATCCTTTTCGGGCGCCGGTAAAGTTAGATTATGATAATTCAACTTTATTACAGGTTCCTAGCGTAGATACTGTACCTACTTCGTCGCAAGATTATTATGTTCCTATTTATTTTGAGCGATATAAGCAAGACGTTGTTTTACTAATAGATAAAGAATTTACAGAGCTAACTGTATAACATATGCCAAACCAGTCTAATTTTAGGAGTGATGTTACAACCGCGACCTCGGGTAGATACACTGCATCTAGGATAGTCAGTGTAGATGATAACTTTATATTAAATGAAGAACTTCCTGCTAGTTTTGGGTTCGACAATGAAGACAATATCGAAATTCATTTTTACTCTATCCCTGACAATGAGTTGATCTTAAGTACGGTCGTTAACATAAACGATGGTATGTTGAAATCTCATATAGTGTCGTATGTAGACGATACGTTTAAAAACTACATTAGAATTGATTTTACAAAATTGTTTATTGATAAAAATTTAATTTTAGCACCAAACGATTACCTTGTCACGTTAAACTTTTTTTCTGATGAAATCGGATCGTATGATGACAGAATTTTAACGTTGCAAACTATATCTCCATCTAGAACTGAAGTTGAGTTAATTTTCAATAATATCACAGATGAAGTGGCACGTGAAACTGCACTAAAATCTCTAAAAGAATTTATTGAGCCAGCATTTAACAAGCCAGACGCTGTTGGTGTTGCTGAGAAAATATTTACGGCGGGAGTTGTGTCCGGCGATGACGAAGAGGGCATCACCAGTAATGTAATCGCGCAATCATTTGCTCCTACTGTTATAAATCAGATGGACAATTTAGCGTTATACGACACGTTCCAGATTCAATTAAACAATTTTTTGTTAGAACTGTTTACTTTTATACGAGAAGAAATAATTATAAAAGGAGACGACCGCATTCAGAGAGATGAATTTGAGGCTATTATTAGATCCACTGTATTGGATAAGATAAAAGAACTTCAAAAAATAGTAGATTCTAGAATTAAGATAACATAACAAGGACTTAAATATGGCACGGCAAACGTCTGTACAAGTAACAATAAATAATCCACAACAAGGAAGCGTCGAGCTTCAAGCCGGTACTTCTCTTGGTGATAGAGGTAGAACGGTTACCCTAAAAGCCATACCTGCACCGGGATATAAGTTTAGTCAGTGGCAAATTGCTGAATATGGATTGCAGCAGTATGCCGGAAATTTTATAGCGCGGTATTCAACGCCACAAGAAGTTTGTGCGGGGGCAAGTAGCGAAACTCCAATTGGGGATATATTTTTCATAAGTCAAATTGATGGAAAATTATATACATCCGCTGAAGGAGACGCCGAAGTGCCAGATGGCCTGTGGTATGTAGGTAATTTCAGATATATCCCAGTACAAGGCGGCGTTCCTCTACAACCGGTGGTATGTCAATCTGGCTTAGGGGGCACGGGTGACGGGTCGGGTGGTGGTGATACTGGAACTCTTGTTCCTCAACTTTAACAACTGATACAATGAGCACGGTATTTAATTCTAATCCATTAAGCATTACGGTTTCTAATGATTTAGTTGTAACAGCTATTTTTGAACCGGATGATGCTAGTAATACACAAGTCATAGATAAAGTTTTTATTTCTACGGGAGGGCAAGACGTATCCGAAATTGTTCTTCAGCTAGGGCAATCCGTAGATGTTTATGTAACTGCGATTGATAAAGAAGGCAACGCAATTACACAAGCTAACTCTATGGAGTGGGCTAGTACGACACCATCTGTAGCCGATTTTACCGTTGTAGGTGCTGCGTTTAACAATGGTATATCATTTGCAACGCTTCGTGCTACTGCTAACGGGGTTTCTGTAATCCAAGCTTCATTAGATAACGTGCCCTCTAATGCCATAACTGTTAAAGTAGGAACACCATCAATACAGATAACACCATCTGCGGTTGAAGTGGCAAAAAATACCACGGCGCAACTATCTGCGGTGTACAGAACAGAAGCCGGTGATATAGATAACAGTAAAGGTATAACATGGGAATCTTCTGCCCCCGCAATCGCCACAGTAACTCAAAATGGATTAGTAACTGGTATAAATACGGGAGACGTAACTGTTACCGCTACTGCTAACGGTCTCGTTTCTTCTGCAAACATTACAGTTACTGCACCCTCGGCAGTTTCATTAGAAATTACTCCGCTAGAAAGCGAAATTTTCGTTGGAAAAGAAACTACATTTACTGCGATAGTAACAGATGCGGCGGGTAATATATTACCAAATAGAAAAATCTCGTGGAGCACTGCAAATGTAGATATAGTAAACCTTGATACTAGAACTGCTACTGTAGAAGGAAACGCAGTTACGTTATCCTCGTTGTCTTCTGGACTGATTACCGTTACTGGGCTAAAAGTCGGTGAAACATCAATTCGAGCCCAAGATGTTACTAATTCGTCTACAATAGACACTGCAATAGCAAATTTTGCATTTGTAACAGTTAAACGTCTTCCATTTACTATACAACTTTCCCCCGAAAATTCCACTATTTTCGTAAGTAATACTCAACAATTGATCGCAACCATACTAGATGAAGAAGGGAGCGCTCAAACATACGCCATAGAACGATGGGAAACTTCAAATCCCTCAATAGCATCGGTAAGTGCCACCGGCCTAGTTACGGGAATCTCTGCCGGAACTGTTTCGGTGCGAGCTTTTATTGGAAATACTTTTGGGGAAGCAACGGTAACGGTTTCTGCTCAGGCTACTCCTGACATAGCTAGTATTTCAGTAGTTCCAAAAAATTCAACTATAAATGTTAACCAAGATAGAACGCTATCTGCAATAGTTCTAGACACTCAAGGAAATACGGTATCCAGAGTACTTCAGTGGGTTAGTGACAGTCCAACAATAGCCACAGTTGATGTTAATGGAAAGGTATTAGGGATATCTAGCGGTCAAGCGGTTATTACAGCGAAGGTACGCAAAAACAACAACGAAGAACTCACGGATACTGCAAATGTGATAGTGGTAGCCGTTTCGGCGTCTCCTACTCCAACTCCATCTCCTTCGCCAACGCCACGGGCTAGTGAAGTTCCAACTCCTTCTCCAACACCAACTCCACAGCCAAGCGCAGTGCTATGGAGAGATTGTGCCTCGGGAAATCTTAATCAAGGAACTCCTCCGAATGGATATATACAGGCAATATATATTGGAGCGGGCGGTGGCTTTTGCTGGGAACCTTCTACTACGGTTGGGTTCAATCCGTCGTTGGCACAAGCTCTTGAGTTTGAATATCAACGAGGGTCATCGTTATACCCACAACCTAAAACCGTAACTGCTACAAATCCATCATACGCTAAATCGTATAGAATTTCTCTTACCACGAATAGTGGAATTGCGTTTTTATTAGGAAACAATGCGTCAAATGGAACACTTTCGTTTAATTTAGGCCCTAGACAAAACATCTCGTTTGTTATTAATGTATCACCCGAATTATTGGATATTTTAGGTGACGGTAGATCCTCAATAAACTTAACGGTTTCCATCGAAGATTTATAATATGGCACTTCGTTTACCCAAGTCAGCAGATATACCGTTTTTAACTTCATATACACCGTTTGCTTCCCCGGAACAAGAGGCGGTTAGTATCGACGATATGGTACGGGTGACAATACCTCCGGACTTACTAACATCTGATTTAAATTATGTAATAGGTCTTGGAGAAGATTCGGAATATTTAGTGTCCATTGTAAATGTTACCGCAAATGCAAATTTAAGTATATTGATTACATGTTCAAATAAAGCATTAACAAATCCAGACGCGGTGATAGTTGATGGGCAATTAAAATTAACTACACAAATACGTCCACGAGAAACGTTTAATACAACGTTTTCATTAAATAAAGAAAATCTAGACGCGAGTGATAATTATGATGTATATCCCATTAATTTTTCACTGACAGTTAGAAATATCTTAAATGGGTCTATAGTACTCAAAGCCGGGTAATAAATGATTCAAACGTTTACCGTTCCAATTATAGTTAATATTTTTCCGAGAAAAGAAGCGTTGGTTCTTTCTTTTCCTATTAATATTTCTGTACTTCCCGAAGAAACCCCGTCCTATTCTATTTCATATACGGGAGTTAACAAAATTTCAACTTTTCCGGTTGAATTAAATGTTTCAGACCCCCTAATCTCTTCAGCAATAGAATTTTTAACGTCTACGTTTGAATCATACGTCGATGAGGATAGAGAGTTAAAAACTCTATTAAATTATGGTGAAGACTTACAAACGGTAGCGCTTGCCTATAGATACGGGCCGTTGGATGAAAATAACATACCATCCGTTCAATTAAAATTACTGACACCGGTTCCAGACACGGTAGCTGAAAACGTGTCGGTGTTTTTGAGTAGGGAATTAGCAAAAAGCATTATAGATAAATTTAGAATTAGGTTTGCACCTCAAATAGATGCTACTCCATACTTAAGACCAAAAAATCTTAGTGCATTAACTAATTTAGATACCGGTAAATCAGTAAATAATGTAACACTTAACACACTTTCATTACAATCTGGTTCAATAGGAATATCGGACACGTATAAAAATGTATCATTTGAAGATAGAATTTTTAGACAATGGTATTCTTATGATTTTAATTCGTCCGAGTTAAATTTAGATTTTACTGATTATAATAACTTTGTGTTTTATGGATCAGCGGCGATGCGACTTTCTGCATTTAGAGAAAAGCTTCGTCAACTAGAATTGATTGACGCAAACCGAATACAGTTTTTGTCATCTTCAACGTACATTGGTAATCCATCATCTTCTGGATTTTTGTTTGTACAACAAAAATCTGCGGAATACTCTGCTCAAAAAGAGGATGTTATTAGAGCGTTTGATAGATATGAGCAATATTTGTATTTTACACCTTCCGGTTCACAATTACCATATTCTGCGTCGGCGTATTATGTGGATGGTGGAATTGAATACAATGAATTTTCTTACTGGCCTAAAACAGTGTCTGGTAGTGTGTATTCCATATATGCATCTGAATCTATCGCATGGTACAATCAGCAATTACAAATTGCACAACGGTTTGATGAGTTTAATGAGAACAATTTAGTAAATACGATTCCAACATATATTAGAGAGGATGAAAACAGCTCTTCTTATGTAACGTTTGTGTCTATGACGGGGCACTTTTTTGACTTGCTTAAGCCATACATAGATCAAATGCTTTATGTTTGGAGCAGAAACTTAAATCCGAATAAAGAACTCTCAAAAGATTTAATACATGAAATCGCAGAATCAGTTGGATTCGTTATGCCTACCATAGATTCTACGTATGATATAACCGATAGTATTTTAGGAACAACGTCAGAAACTCCGCGAAGAGAATTAACCGCGCAAATATATAAGCGTTTGCTACACAATCTTCCGTTCTTCGCAAAGGCAAAAGGTACTAAGTCTGCATTAGATTCGTTCCTAAGAACGTTTGGATTACCACCACAAATTGTTAGTATAAAAGAATCTGGCACCCCGGTCTCAGGATCATATTACGTGTACGATGAGTTTTCTACCGTATTAGATTTTGACGCATCGAAGATTTCATATGTTTCGTTACCCGTATCTGCTAGCAATCGCTCACCAAAAATGTTACAATTTAGTTGTGTTGTGGCTAAGCAACAACACATGACAATTGCCACGGGAGATAATCGCTGGGCATTGAATGTATCTCCTCATCCAACAAATAAAGAGTTGGGTAGGTTTGAAATAGTGTCTGGTAGCAGTCAGACACTTATAATGAGCAGTAGTTATCAACATATATACAACGAGTCTCCGAATAGTGTTGTAATCGACGTTCAAGGGTCAACTGCCGTATTTAGAGTTATTCAAACGGAAGGAGAGGACATCGTATTTGATTCTATCAATATAGAGTCCACGAAGTTTTCGCCGCTGTGGAACAATACGCAATTTATTTATCTCGGTGGAACCGGACCCTTGGTGGTTAGTAGATTCGAGGGATACATTGACGAGGTTAGATTGTGGAATGACAATCTATCAAATCAGTCTATCTTAAACGCAGCGTTTGACCCCGGTTCATCGGCGGGTGACACGTATGATGCGGCGTCGAATAATCTATTGATTCAATTGTCGTTTAATAATGTAAACACTGCATTATTAACTGCGTCTTCATCTTTAGAAAACGAGAGTCCGTACAAGAACATAGCCGCTGCCCCTTCAATAGAACAAATATTTGCGTTTAACTTCACGGAATTAGATTTCAGCAGATACAATAGAACGGTTCGTCAAGATATGTTGCTGGGAGGAAGTTCTACCCCGTTAACAACTAAAGTTAAAGTAGCAGAACCAGCTAAGTTTATTGATTCATCTGACGGATTGCGATTATACAAAAATAAGAGTATAGTTGTTCCCGAAACTAAAAAATATACTCGGGGAAAGAATAGAGTTACTATTGCATCGTCTCCAACTGACATAATAAATCAAAATATTATAAGATCTATTGGATTGGAAAACATAAACGCCTTGTTAGGATTTCCAAGCGATCTATATACCTCATACGACCTATCGTTGAGAATGCTAAAAAATCATTATCAACAATATTACAATGTTACTGTTGATAAGAATAGATTTACTAGAATTATGTCTGAGATGGGACAGATAATAAACCAAGTGGTTGATTACTTTGTCCCGGCTAAAGCTAATTTATTAAAAGGAATTATCATTGAACCTAATGTTTTAGAGCAAGTAAAACTCAGACCAGTAAAAAGCGTAAAGGTTTATGGTAAAAATACTCGTAGAACATTGACCGCCGCTAACTCTAGAACAGGAAGCGCGTCGGATTATTCTGCAACATTTAACTTAAGTGATACTGTAGATGCAATCGAAAGCTCTACCGTACAAGGTTCGTATAAGACATATAAAGGATCTTTAGCAGACTTGGCAAAAGATCCAAATGTTTCACTTTCCGGTAAAATTTCACAACCGTCGTCGTCGGTACAAGTCTCACCAACGATGACCGATAATGGTATAAGTAAACTTCAAACTGATTTAACAGTTATTACTTCTCTAAAATCAGATCCAGTAAACAAACTGTCGGGGGATATAGATGGTCTCATAACCGTTGTTTCTAGTAGTATTAGTAATTTGCGGGCTACGATAGAACGAGCTAATATTAATATTAGTTCTAGCTACTCAACACATCAAGCCAAACTTGATTCGGCTAATCCACAAATGATCGGTAGCTATGACACTAAACTCTCCAGTGTAAACGTAGCCTCTGAGATGGATGTGTCTGCAAATTATAATACATATAACTTAAAGCACATAGCAACATCTTTGTTAAATATAGCGAAGCAGTTATCTGGCTCAACCAAGCCGTCGTCTGTTGATATGGAACTGAGCAACATGAATAAGATTCCATACAATGATGTTAATTATGGGTCTCCCGGGGCAGAACCGTTTAATAGAGTTTACGCTCGAAAGCTTTTTCCGTTTGAAATACAAACTAGTAGAAACGGTGGACTCACAAGCTTATACAAACCTGCGTTGTATGATATTCCTCCGTCTGCCGATTTCAGAGATTACGGGGTATACACATACTTTAACCGATCTACCGGAATTTATTATTTCCCAGAAACTGTAAAAACACCGGCATACTTTAAGCCATTAACTCAAACGTGGAATTTCGAAAGCCAATCATTTTATTCTAACACTACTTGGGAATATGGAAATAGATACAACATTTATGATGTAGTGTATCAGTCAATCGATCAATCATACTCATCTACGTTGGGAGCAGATCTGGTACGGGCCTCGTCTGCCGGAAACGGATTGTATTATGTGTTCAAGACTAGACCATCATACAAAGCATCAAGCGACGGGTCATTTTATTACTCGGGTAGTGTTCCTTCGTATATACCACCGTCATTGGACAGGGAAAACTGGGAGCCTTTGCGATTTACTCCTGTTACGCGGCTGCGCCCTAGAAGAGTAGTATTCGATGTCTTTACCAATTCTAACTTGTCACAAACGAATTTTAAAACTACCACGATATCAATAGATAAAAACGTTGACGCCCCCGCTAGATACATTGATGCAATTGAAGTCTCGTCAATTCCAGCCAACACATACGTTACCGGCGAAGTTTTAGCTCAAAATATTGCTGTTCTATTTGCAATTCAATCTAATTTTGGCGGATTGCGTGTTAGGTTGTACAGAACTCCACAGGCAAGAACTTCCGATATTAACAGATCGATTTCGACCAAGCCTACCGGATCACATGGAGTACTACTTGATATGCAAATTCCTTCTAGCAACGTTGCAGTATTTACTAATCCAATTCCTACCTTAGTTGCAGATGGGATACCACCCAACGGTAAATTGTATTATACAATTGATAATTTAGAATCAGTTAGTAAGTTATCAGTAACGATGTTGCTATACTATTTTGCACTTCAAATTGAACCAAAAATTCCACGGGGATATTTACGAAAGCACTATAGATTTTTTAGAGATAATTCTACTGCACTTAAGAGAAGAAATTATATTGGTTGTAAGAACACTCAATCTACTACAATTGACGGACTACCGGCGATTCAAATATTCTTAAGTGAAGGAACTGATGTGATTGTATCACCTACACAAACAAATGAAGAAATTATAACGGGTGGTGGTGGACAATTAAATGTGACGTAACAAAACGTAGTGTGCTATATATTTATATTAGAACTTTTATACTCTGGAGTTAATTTTTATGGGATATCTTAACAAGTCAACGGTAACGGTTGACGCAATCTTAACTAAAAAAGGTAGAGAATTGCTTGCTCGTGGCCGCTCTGCCTTTCAAATTACACAATTTGCCGTGGCAGATGATGAAATTGACTATGGATTATATGATCCCGCTCATCCTCTTGGTACGGAATACTATGGGTCTGTCATTGAAAATATGCCAATAGTAGAAGCCGTACCAGACGAGACTCAAAACTTACGGTATAAGTTAGTAACATTAAATCGCGGAACAAACTTAATTCCTACGATTCAGACAGGCATTTCTTCAATTGAATTAACCTTTAGCAATACACAAAACCCGGTAACTACGATCACACCAACGACTAGCCAAGGATTTAATGTTTTGCCGTTTGGATATACAGCGATTTTGTATGACAGAGAAGCTGCGCTATTAACCAGTAACGGACTAGCTGGTTCGGCAACCGTTCCGGTTTTTATAAGCGATTCCATTTCTCAGAATGCAGTCGTAGTTCGAGGAACAACGTTTACTATTTCACCAAAAGACGTTTCCACTATAACAAAGACACAATTGATCATCGTGGGAAATCAAACTGGTGCGACCGTAACAATTCCAGTAACGATTAATCCTGCAACAGTACTTTAACATATAGGAAATACCCATGAGTATTTATACACGATTAACTCCAGATGATATAGTAGAAGCAAACCCAACGGTAGTAACAACTGGGTTGTGGTCGGGAGATACTGGTTCATTAGAAACCAGTCTATTCTTGGATACTAGTCAACAGATTCCTAATGCCGGTGGTGAATATTATTTTGATGTTTATAATAAAATTCCTACTGATGAATTAGCAGAAGTTCAATTTTCAGTTTCGTACGGTCATGTTAACGGAGGAGGTTCTCCTCCATTGTCAGTTGATGAATTGGCTAAATTACCAACGAAAGCAATTTATAGCCAATATCGTAACCTATTACTGGATCCATCTGATACCAAATTTACATTTAATGGCGTAGACTCGGATCATATATATGTTATTAATTTTCAACGGGCTAGAATCAGAGAACAACTTGATCCCGGTAATTGGGAATTGCCTCTCTCTGGGGCCAACGGCTCTTTCACTTTCATTGATGATAGCAATCAAACTTTAGGTGCTCTTACCGCCACCAGCAAAGCGGGTAGAGTCTTTAACATAGTGTCTGGTGCGTTGGATACCGTGTCCGGGTCTATTGTACATCACACTGCGTACCCGAGCGGATCTTCTACCGGCAAGGGATATGGATTGGTGTACCCGGACTTAGGTATTATCATTTTAAATCCGGATGCAATTGGTCCGCTGGTTGGATTCTTTACGGGTTCAACTGGAACTGGGACTGGTTCAGCGGCATCGTCTAGCTTCAACACCGCACCGTTCTATGATTCTACAGACTTTACGAATTATGCGTCAAGTACATTACGTCCAGTTGCGCCAGTAACGCAATCATTGAGTGAAACCGCGTGGAGTAATGGATCAATAAAATCTGCATACAATCATGCTGGATTGTTCATTTCTATTCTATTGGCAACAACTGCAAGTATTGATTTTAAAGCTAGATCTGCGGAAACGATTTCATCTACGCACTATTTCATTAGATTGCGCAATAAAGAATATAATTACTCAAATAATCCAACATTCTACAACCCAGATAACGGTTCGTTAATCAACGGTGAGTTTAGAAATGATCCAAAAGTTTACTTGACTACAGTTGGGTTATACAACGATTCAAATGAACTATTAGCGGTAGCAAAACTAAGCCAACCAGTTCGCAAGAGCTTTGATGAAGAAGTTCTTTTGCGCGTAAGACTTGATTTCTAATTCAAATCTTAATACATAGTAAGATAACCACTACTTATATAAAAGGTAGTGGTTATTTACTTTTCTAGCTAATATGCAAACTTTTAAGACTATAAAACCCAGCGAATATACCGTAGAAGAAATATATGCAGCAACTCCCATTTCATGGGAATTGTTATCGGGGTCTGCTGGATTGGAACTAACATCGGCGTCCGAATTAAACGATGCAATAACAATACAAATAGCATCTAACGATATTGTTGACTTTTACGAGTCGGGTGCTCCCAGAACAAATAATAACACAGGAATTCCGGAATATATCTTATATAAATCTGTTCGACATTTGTTTTACACCAACGCTCCTTTTGCAGTTAACAATAAAATACTAACCGCCAGCGCTGCTGGTCTGGCGGATTCATCCTATGTTCTCAGTATAGGGCAAAATTTTTATGGTAATAGAATAAAGCCCGGATCGTTTACGATATCAACCGAGTTACCTAATACGTATATTTTAGATGATTCGTTTGGAAATTTGTATGTAAGTCAGTCTGGAGTTGGCTCCTATGTTGGAAATATTTTCTATGAACGTGGAGTTGCCGTTATCAAGCACGACTCCGGTTCTAGCACAACCGCGATCAATTCATCTGGGCTACATTTGGACAGCGGATCGTTTTTGTATATGGATTATTTCAGTGACGTAAAAGTGCATCGACATGAAATAAATGTAAACATAGAACCTATGGATTTTAATTTTTCACCATTCAATCCGTCTATTTTTAATACATTTCAAAGCACTGGAAGTTTTGCCGCATCAATGGCAACAAAGAATATAAAACCGTCAGGTAGTAGCTCTGATACATGGAATTTATATAACTTGATGCGGGCAAATATAATCAAACCATATATTACAACGATTGGATTATATAATCAAGAATATGAACTTTTGGCGGTTGCTAAAGTAAGTGAACCAATACAGCGAACTTTCGACGTTAATCAGATATTTATTATTAGGTTTGACACATAATTTGGAGAAACAACATGGCAAACAGTTTGTTAGAGCTATACAACGCAACCGCGTCACCTACCGTTCTCGCCGCAAAAAGCATGGGAACTACCGCCAATCAAGGGCGAGGAGTAAACTTTTTTGATGGACAGTCGAGAGGACCGTGGAATAAAGATTCTACTGGAGTAAATGACGTATGGCAAGACAATTTCAAAGAAAACGCGCAGGGTACAAAAATAACTCCCGCCACATCCAATGACAAGTCATATCCTTTAAGTAGATGGTCGGAAGACGCATTAAAAATCGCATTTGACGGAAAAGGTCCACCTCAAAGGGGAAATACATCGTATTGGGGAGATGTTAGATTCACCAAGTTCAGCGATACCGCCGGTAGAAATTTCAATACTGAATTACATCGGTATGCTCCAAAGCAAGATAAAAAGTACGCCGACTTATCATTTGATAAAGACAATACCAGATGGGCAAATCTAAGAATCAATGCACGAGCATTTAGTACTTCGGTTAGGGGTATTATAGGATAACTTGAATAAAAAGAGGTTATATGAAACCACGTAGTGCAAAAGCTAAGGGTCGAAAGTTACAAAACACTATCAGAGATTTAATACAGGAACATTTTCCACATCTTCACCCCGATGACGTTGTATCTACACAGATGGGTGGATCGGGAGTCGATATTCAGCTATCTCCTACGGCCAGAAAATCGTTTCCATATTCTATAGAGTGTAAGAATTCAGAAAAGCTTTCTATCTGGTCTGCTTTAGAGCAAGCAGAAGCAAATACTAAGGAAGGAACTGTCCCGGCATTATTTTTTAAACGAAATCGTTCTAAAACATATGTTGTACTCGAAGCCGATCATTTTTTTGATCTAGTTCAGCGCATCAATCAACTTGACAAAAAAGAGTAGTTATGCTATATTGGTAGCATGACTACTCTTTTTCTACTCCAAGAACTATTAGGTAATTATATTCAACAACGGGACGAATGCTTGTTTTCGTGCCCGTTTTGCCATCATCCCAAGAAAAAATTATCTATTAATATATCGACTAATAAATGGAAATGTTGGGTCTGCGGCAGTAAAGGAGGCCATATCTTGTGGCTACTCAAAAAACTTAATGTGCCACCCCATCTTATTAAAGAGTTTAAGAAAATATTGGGTGATGTAGATATTAAACAATACAAAAACACCACTTCAGAAGTCACCCTGCACTTACCTACAGAATATATACCACTGTGGAAGGTTGACAGTGATTATAAGTACAAACATGCCATTAAATACTTAAACAACAGAGGAATAACAGCCGATGACATTCTACGATACCGTATTGGTTATTGCGCTCAAGGCGCGTATGCTAATAGAATTATACTTCCGTCATATGATGGAGATAACAACCTCAATTACTTTACCGCCCGAACTTTTTATGACGGCGGAAGAAAATACTGGAACCCTCCCGTCTCAAAAAACATAATATGTTTTGAGAACATGGTGGATTGGTCAGACGAAGAAATTACTTTATGTGAAGGAATGTTTGATGCAATTGCTCTCCGACGAAACGCAATTCCATTGTTGGGTAAAACACTTCCATCAAAATTAGTTATCAAATTATTAGAGTATAGGCCAAAAATAATTAATATAGTATTGGACAAAGATGCCATAAACAATGCCTACGAGATAGGACTATATCTTAATAATAATGGATTGCAGTGTAGGGTAATTCATTTGAATGCGAAAGACCCGTCTAATTTAGGATTTGAGAAATCTTGGGAAGCAATACAAAATCAACGAATTTTAACAGAAAGTGAAATTTTTTCTAATAAATTGAAACATGCCTTATATTTATAACTGTAGTCAGTGGATATAAGGAGAACGTGTATGTTTATTAGACAATGCCCAAATTGTAATACGGATATAGATTGTAAAGAAAGTAGTTATTACCATGAAAGTGTTCGTGCAAACAGATTATGTAGAAGTTGTGCTTCTAAAGTTAAAGCTGAAAAACGTAAATATATTGGGTCTTTAAAGCGAACATGTGTAGTTTGTCAATCAGTACACGAATTTAAATCTGCTAATAAATACAAACAATCGTTGAAAACTAAAAAAGAATATATCTGTAAATCGTGTTCTATATCGGCAACACATAAGAATAAAACAGTATCAGACGAAACTAAAGAAAAAATGCGAGTGAGTAGTATTGGAAAAGTTATGTCATCTGAAACCAGAAAAAAGATATCAGAAAAAATGATGGGAAAAAATAATCCTATGTATGGTGTAATTAGACATGATGTTAGAAAAAAATATTTAGATTTTCTAATTGAAAATGGTATAAATCCAAAAATGTTTTACAACCCACGGGCGTGTGAGGCAATAGATGAGTATGGTAAACTGCACGGATACAACTTTCAACACGCAATGAACGGCGGCGAGTTTTATATAAAAGAATTAGGATATTCAATTGATGGATATGACAAAGAAAAAAATGTGGTCATTGAATATTACGAAAACTATCACACCAGACCCAAACAGATTAGAAAAGATTTGGAACGACAAAAACTTATAACAGAATTTCTTGGTTGTGAATTTATAATTATACGGGAAGAATAAGGATATTGATAATATGAGAATAAATGTTCCGTTTACAAAATTGCGGCATGTATGCCATATTGCGGACGTACATATAAGATTATTTCGTCGGCATGAAGAATATGAAATTGTGTTTGATCGGCTCTATAAAGACATTCGGTCGAAGCAACTGAAGAATTTTGTTATCGTGTTAGCCGGTGATATCGTTCACGCAAAAACTGATATGAGCCCCGAAATGATAGAGGTAACGTCCGCATTTCTCAGAAACATAGCAGATATTGCGCCTACCATTTTAATTGCCGGGAATCATGATTGTAATTTAGCCAACCCTAATCGGTTGGATTCGCTAACACCAATAGTTAATAACTTGGGGCACCCCTCGTTGTATTACTTGAAAGACTCCGGAGTTGCATATGTGGCGGATACTGCATTTGCGGTGTGCTCTATATTTGATTCTCCGGAACACTGGCCCACGGCTGATGAATTGGACCCGGAAGTAGCACATAAGATTGCCTTGTACCACGGCCCAGTTCACGGGGCTACGACGGATACAGGATTTATAATCACCAATGAGCACGTTCGCATCAAATCTTTCAACGGATTTGATATGGTATTGTTGGGGGATATCCACAGATTTCAGTGCCTACAAAATTACAGCGAAACGTTTAGCCGACCAATTATACAATATGCTGGGTCTCTTGTTCAACAAAATCACGGAGAGTCTCTTGCTGGGCATGGGTGGTGCTTATGGGATGTTCCCGACAGAACAGTAGAATTATGTGAAATTGAAAATGATTTTGGGTATGTAACCGTAGAAGTTGTTAATGGTACGTATACGTTACCTCCCAAGCTTCCAAAGAATATTAGAATGCGATTGTTTACGGGAGATCTAACACCCACCGAAGCAAACAATCTGATCTCTACTTTAAAAAGCAATTACAATATAATTGAATTAAGCGTAAATAAGCACAGAACGAAAAAGTCAATTGTTAGAACCAGCAATATAAAATTGAAAGAATTGGCTGATTTGTCGGATGTAAATACTCAAAATGAATTAATTTCTGACTGGATTTCTAGAAATGATCACACCGTAACAGCAAGTGATTTAGAGACTATTTTATCTATTAATAAAGAGCTAAATACAAAAGTTTCACACGACGATCAGTCTAGAAATATTCACTGGAAACCTATCAAATTTACATTTGATAACATGTTTTCGTATGGCGAAAATAACGAAATAAATTTTGATTCCATGAAAGGAATTTATGGAATATTTGCACCAAATGCTTCTGGAAAAAGCTCTATAATGGACTCACTAATGTTTTGTTTATACGACAAAACTCCCCGTGCGTTTAAGGGCGATCACATTCTTAACAATAGAAGAGACAAGTTTCAATGTGAATTAATTTTTGAAATTAATGATGAAACATATGGTATAAGTCGGGTAGGAACTAGAAAAAAGAATGGCGATGTAAAGGTGGATGTTGATTTTTGGAAAGTTGAAAATGATGTAAAGATTTCTCTCAACGCAGAAGATCGACGTACAACCAACGCAATTATTCGTAATTATGTAGGAAGTTACGAAGACTTCGTAATGACTACTATGAGCGGGCAACTCGGGGCTTCGTTATTCATTGATAAATCCCACTCAGAAAGAAAAGATTTATTAAATCAATTTATGGGGCTTAATATTTTTGACAAATTAAACGAATTAGCGAACGTTGAGTCAAAAGAAATAAATGCCCTCCTAAAACGATTCAAAAAGTTAGAATTAACCGACTCGGTGACAGCAATTACCACGGAATTGAATGAATCTAAAACTAAGTTAGAATTTACCACACATCAAGTAAAAGAATTAGAACTAAAACGAGACAAGTTAATTGAAAAATCAACCGAATTACAGCAAAAGAAACTTTCTGTTCCGGCGGTAAGCCTAAGTATAACAGAACTGACACAAACCCTTAACAAAAACAAAGCCGAGTTAAAGGAAAAAGAAGAACAACTTTTTCTTATGGATACCGTAATTGAAAAGGCGGAAATTGAGCGTGAAGTCGTGTCACAAGACTTAGAGCAATATGATTTAGTTGCTCTTAAAAAATCTATTGATAAAATTCGTTCACTTGAAGCGTTGTTAATTTCACATAATGCTAACATTAGGCACCTTTCAACAAAAATAGACGGGGCAATAAAGCTTCGAACTAAATTGCAAGCGTATGAATACAATCCTACTTGTGCTGTGTGCGCAAAAAACAACAAGTCTATTATAGAAGAATTAAGCGCAGTTAATTCAGAGTTAGATCAATTATATGCAAATAAATTAATAGAAGAGGGTATAGTAACCGAAACAATTAAAAGTATTGAAGAGTTGGTTGGTGATAAGGATGATTACAACACTGTTCAGGCATTGACTGAGTATTTGCGAAGAATCGATCAGTCCCTTGAAAATTTTAAAATACGTAAAGAAACATATTTATCTGATCAATATATGTTAAAATATGTTATCAACTCAACTAAAAATGAGATCGAAATACACAACGAACACGCAAACGCTATAGCACATAATGACGCGCTAAATAATCAAATCAACGGATTAATCAATCCAGAAATCGTGTCAATAAAAATGCAGTTATTAGATAAAGAAAAGGTAGTTCGAACGTTAATTGGAGACGTTAAAGTATTAGAAACTAAATTAGAAGATCTTTTCATAAAACTAAAAGAAGTTGATGATTTAGAAGCTAAGGCTAGAATATACTCGTTGTATATGGATGCTATTGGTAGGGACGGAATTCCGTATGAAATTATCGGAAAAACCATCCCATTGCTTGAAGACGAAATAAATGCGTTACTGTCTCAGATTGTAGAATTTAGAGTAAGTTTGGAGGTTGATGGTAAAAATATCAACAGTAGAATATCATACGATGATGAAAGAATTTGGCCATTAGAAAACGGATCTGGCATGGAACGTTTCGTTAGTGGATTGGCCATTAGAGTTGCCCTGCTAAACGCAAGCAACTTACCAAAACCAAATCTGTTAGTCATAGATGAAGGGTTTGCTGCGCTGGATGCTGAGCATTTAAATTCCATTCAAACGCTATTTAATATGATGAAACCGCAGTTTGACTTTATGATCATCATAAGCCACCTAGAGTCCATGCGTGACATGGTTGACCATATCATAGAAATCAAAAAAGAAGATGGGTATAGCAGTATAAATATATAATGTTGTTAAGTTGTATATTTATTGTAGGCACTATTAATAAGAGATTGTGAATGGCAAGAACCCGTAAATCTATACAACCATTAAATTTACACACCTACGATGTATTGATAGAAGACAGAGGAGTGCGTTCCGACTACTTTAAAATATCCCAGTTCGATGGATATTTTTATGGTGGTCGTAACGCATTTTTGTTAGCGGGGGCCAGTGTATTAAAGCCCACTTCAAAAGTACTGGTTGAAATTTTAAACAAGGACAACAAAACGGTATACAGTGCCCCAGTTTCATCGTTCATAGAAGGGGACTCCAGATTAATTCAAGTTGAAGTATATTCTGATACTCCAATTGGCCCGGGTAAAATAGTTTTGCTTGGGTGCGCGTCTTCTTTTATAGATGGATCTCCAATCCCCAAAGAGTGGGAAGACAAATATAATGTTAGATGGATAACTGATGTTATTATTTCTCCTCTTATTGAAAATAAAACTCCTATTCGGTTTTATAATCCTCCAGTTGTTAGTGTTTCTGAAAAGTTATATGCAATACCGGCTACAGCGTCGTATTCTGAATCAGTAATACTTCCCGTAGATATAAAAATTTCCCCAAAAAAATACAATATTTTCCCAAACGGATACTTTCTTAATCTTGTAGGTCCATCCACCACTGAGTATTTGTCGGATTATTTAAATGGAGTAATTACAGGATCGATTATATGTAAGACTAGTTCTTCCGTAGAATCTGCATCTATTAACTTACCTGTTACTAAAATATACAATTCTAAATTAGCTGAGACCGTGGGATCTTTAATCTATACCGACTCTTCGAAACTTTTATTAGAAGGAACTATTAGTAGTAGCGGTATGTATATTGGTAATATAGAACCCTTCGGTCCCGTGAATATAACCAGTAGTTTAAATATACTGTATGGTAGGTTGAACACTAAAGAATCTGGGCAAACAAATTCATACGCTAATATTAGAATAGCAGATTTAAAAACCATTTCTGGTGAAATTCACAAAGTACAAGTATACTATAAAATAGCAACGGATCCCGCTGAATATGTTATCTTAACCGATGTTCCTACTAATGTAGAGGAACTTTTGGCGATAGATACAGGTAGCGGTGTTCGTTCTACCGGAACGTTTAAAAATTTAGATGTGTTAAATTATTGGGCAAGCGCAACGATGTCCATACAAAAAAACGAAAACGTTCAACAAGCACCAAACTATTACGCAACCTCATCTAATATATTATCAAACACTTTCATATTGGCTTCGTCTGATAAATTACTTGATTCTATAAATGCTACCCCATTAATAGCAGGAAATAAATTTATAAACGATGTGTCATATTTTATCGGTACAAAGGAAAGAAATTCAATCGCATTATTTCCTAGAAGCGAGTATACTCTGTCGTTTAATGCAATAGTAAATAAAAATTCTGGGTCTATTACGTTAGATCAACCCGATTATTCAGTAGAAGTCTATTTGGTGCCAGTTTCAGGATCAACGTCCCGGGTATTAAATCAAAATCCTTTGGGTCAATTACTCGGCGTTCTTACTCCATCGTCTACGTTTCAAAGTCAAAATTTTGACCGGGTGGAATTTAATTTTACACCTCAAATTGCTAATCCCGGGTTATATGGATTGCGATTTGTGTTTTATGGAGGATTCTGGAATATATCTAACGTGTCGGTGAAACCGGCACAAGAACCATTTTTCAGTCCGGATGAAATTAATATATTAGTTCCGGTCATAGATTATGACAATTCATTAGTTCAATTCAAGGTAAACTTTTTAGATATTAATAATAACTCGTCCGCGATTTATTCTGTATCCACACCAACATATTTTTCCGGTTCTCAAGTTTATGTTAAGCGTTCTGGTGATACTATGTCGGGAGCACTTACCATAAATACGCCCAACGCCAAAGCGTTAAATTTAAATGGATTAACTTCTTTACAATCTGTTATAGAAAAAACTACAATTTCAAACATATCTGCTACCGGAACCGTTCATTTCGACGTTACAACACAGTCTATATTATTTTATTCTGCCAATTCGACTGGGAACTGGACGTTGAATCTCCGGGCTAACGCCGCCACAAGTCTCAATAGTATAATGGAAATTGGACAAACCATTACGATTGCATTTTTTGTATCTAACGGATCAACTCCATATTATCCTACCGCCCATAGTATAGATGGCGTTTCTATTACTCCATCGTGGCAAGGTGGCATTGTGCCTGTCGCAGGAAACGCAAATTGTATTGATGTTTACAATTACAGTATAGTAAAAACCGCAGATTCTACATTTATATTGTTAGCATCGCAAACTAGATTTGGGTAACTATGTCTCCGGTTATTGGTTCTATCGGCGCGATGAGCGCACGTTCATTTGGATTATTTGGCGCAGCTACACCAACTCCAACGCCTTCGGTGACAGTTACTCCGTTTTTGTCACCTACTCCTACACCCACACCAACACCGTCGTTAACGGTCACTCCGACCGTTACCCCATCAAACACAGTTACGCCCAGTGTTACTGCAACTCCGTCTAATACACAAACTCCTTCAGTAACGCCCACCCCGTCTAACACACAGACGCCATCAAATACTACTACACCATCGGTGACACCAACAAACACCGTTACACCTTCTACCTCTTCAACTCCATCAAACACCGTCACGCCAACAAATACCTCTACTCCATCAAACACCCTTACGCCAACACAAACGCCCTCTAACACCGTTACGCCATCAAACACCGTTACGCCAACACAAACGCCGTCTAATACCGTTACGCCGTCTAATACTTCAACTCCATCAAACACCGCTACGCCATCACAAACTCCCTCTAATACCGTTACACCATCAAACACCGTTACGCCAACACAAACGCCGTCTAATACCGTTACGCCGTCTAACACCGTTACGCCATCACAAACGCCCTCTAACACTGTTACGCCATCAAACACCGTTACGCCAACACAAACGCCGTCTAATACTACAACACCATCAAACACTGCTACGCCAACACAAACACCGTCTAATACCCCAACACCATCAAACACCGTTACGCCAACACAAACGCCATCTAACACCGTTACGCCGTCAAACACCGTTACACCAACACAAACGCCATCTAACACCGTTACGCCGTCAAACACCGTTACGCCAACTAACACCCCAACGCCCACTGTTACTCCTACGACACCCGCAAGCTCCGTTTGCTTTAACTCAAACGTCAATCAAATCTGCACAACGTGTGCTGCGTTC